TTTAATAGCGTTGAATCTAAACCGGAAAACAGCATGGCGAGAGTTGGGTGATTTCAATGCACGAACTATTACCATTCGTAATAGCAAGAATGTTTTGCCAGATCGTGAACCACCGCCAAGGCAGCAATGCACCGCATCAGATATCAGCGTATCTCGCGCTTTATCTTGTGCAACCGTTAATTTGAATTCTTTTTGTTGTGCTGACATTAGGCTTTAGAATCCTTATCGCTGAGATTAACAGTAAGGCCCACCATGATATCTGTCTTTTCAAATGCTTTAACTTTCACATGACGGCCAACAAGATCAAGTGCTTTTAATTTATCAAAAGCTTTTAATTTTATTCTCTCAACTTCATAAACGTCTTCACCAGATCCTTTGAAAACATTATCAACCGTGTATTCACTAATGCAATACCAATCATCATCAGTAGCATCTTTAAAATTATAAACAGCATTACCAATATCATCGACCTTTAAAAACTTCCTAATATTAAAATCAGCCAGTAACGCAGCACGCTTTAAAACCCATTGTGCATCAATACCGGTGTCTTCAGATCGCTTTTCTTTTGCTTCATTATACGCATCCCAAACATGCCTCATATTCGCTGGACACTTCGACCTACTATCACCTACCCACAATGCAGCTTTCTTTTTTGCAGTTGATTCAGCAAATCCAGCAGCAAGAGCAGCTTTAACAGCATTAGGATCAAGCAAGTAATTCTCAACAAAAAGAAATTGTTTGTCCGTGAGTTTTTTACTCTTAGCCATAACATTAATGCTCTGTATTTGGTAAAGCTATTCCAGCACTTGTAGAACTGAATCCTGATTTACTATCAAGAGAGATTGCTTTTTGGACAATGGCCTGTGCAAAGTTAACAGCTTGTTCAACTGATAGTTCCATAACTTGAACTTCTCTATCAAACGCAACTAATACACGACCATCATTTGTATCAACTGATATACCTAGTGGTTTATTCATACCGTTCACCGTTGGTTAATTATTTTGTGTTTTAAACAATGATAACCACCAACATACCTTGATGCAAATATGTACAGAAATAGGGAGGTAACACAGAGGTAACAAAAAAACGCTTGTTACCTGTTTGTTACCTGTTTGTTACCTAATTGTTACCTCTGAAATATTGTTATAAATCAACTACTTATTAATACATATATACATATATATATATAAAGTAACAAATATATACAAATACATACCCCTATAGAAAAATACCTATGTATAATTATACGTATACACATTTATTTTTTTCTATAAGGCTCTGTTTGCAGAAAAACGTTACTTTTGTTACTTTGTTATTTTTCAATGACTTAAAAGGTTTCGTGAAGTTACAACATTAAGTTCCTGAAACCTATAATTATACACAAATGGGGTTTTTGTGTAGAAATGTGTTGACATAGTTATACACACGTGTATAATTCTACATAACGTATAGATTTATACACACTGTATATAATTATACACAAAATGAAAAAGGTAGATAAAAATGTATTATGAATTAGAGAACAGGATTCAGCCGTTGTATTTCCCATCACTTGGTCATGCTCTTGAATACGCACACAAACACAATACCCGCATTGTTCGCTGCCTGGGAGAATGAAATGAAATATAAAATTAATAACATGAAAATAACAAAAGAAAAGTTGTTTTACGAGGGCCATCTTAAAGCATTCGCAGAGCATATTTTCAATGAACATATCGTATCTGTTGACTTTGAAAAAAATAACGGTGGCAATTCATTTAGTATCTGTCTTATGAATGATCGTCGTTGCGTCGATGAACAAAAGTTCTTTTCATCTAAAGAAGAGATGTTGGGTTATGTTGTTGCCTACAATGAGGCTAATGGCTGGCATGGATTCGACACCTTTAATCGATATAAGGATGATAACAATGGCGAATAAAATGACAGCAAGTGAATTAAAGCACCAATATGAAACGAATATCGATGGCATGTTTTTCACTCGCAACAAAAAGCAGAAGGTGAAAATAAAATGATTACTAACTCAGATGATTTAAGGAAGTATAAAAAGAAAACTAATTTTTTTGAAACACCTAATGTATTAGCTAATCAGATGGCTGGCTTATTAGCCATCAAGCATGGTGATAAAATATTAGAACCCTCTATTGGTCTTGCTGCTTTAATTAAAGCAGTCGAAAAAAAGTATAAATTTGAATTTAGTGTTGATTTTTGTGAAATACAAGACTCATTTTACCCACATCTAACAGACTATAATTTCGTTGGTTCAGACTTCGTTGATTATAATCCTGGTCAAATTTACGACGCTATTATAATGAACCCACCTTATAAAAATAAGTTAGCTGAAAAGCATATTGATCATGCTTGGGATTGCTTAAAGCCTGGCGGGAAAATAGTTGCTTTAGTTGGTGAAGGGTCAATTAACTATATAGATGAAGAATATTCTGGATATGTTTTCCATCGTGAAGAAATAAAAAAAGCATTTAAAGAAACGCCTATCACTGTTTATTTATTATTAATACACAAACCATTATATTAAAGGAGAACAACATGGAATTAACCAAAAAAGAATATTTTTTCGTAGCAGTCCTTACAACACTGGTTGTTTGTTTTGTAATAGCTGTAACAATTAGATTAATCACAATCAGCTAAAACAGGAATAACGAAATGAAGATGAAGCTAGATGCATTTGAATGGTTTTTGATTGCGGCTATGGCGCTTGCTGTTGTTATAGCAGTATTAGCCGTAACAATCAGTTTATGTGAAATTCAATAAACCACCAGCGTATGAGTCCGTCGAAAGGCGGGCTTATAAACGGGTTGTTTAATAATTCAATAAGAGAGATGCAAATGAAAACACTTGAATTTAAAAAAGACATTACAATGAGCAGCGACACATATAAAAGATGGACAGCTGGACACGGCTCAATCGGAAGACCTCAATATTCTATTGCGATGTATACTGATTACAAAACAGTAAAACGTTTCTATCGCGTTTATCACGGATCAGCAAGTCTAAACAATGAAGAATATTCATCATTCGAGGAAGCAGAGAAAGCAGCTGTAAATCACCTCAATGAAGAAAATAAAAAGTGGGATAAATAAATGGATATGCAAAAACAAATGAGAATAAGATTAACAAGTGAAGAGGTAGAAGAAATAGTAAAACAGCATATTGACACGCTTATGCTTTCTAATGGTTATGAATTAATGAGCGAAAGAATCGAAGATGGAGTTGGTTTTCCAGATATGTATTACCTTGGGAAAAGGATAAAAGAATGAACATAAACAAAGAAATAGCTCAAGCATTAGGTGGATGGTTTGATTGCCACCGATTAATAGATCGTGGAGACAAGATCGAATACGAACTTCCAACCTGTGAACCATCACCAAGATATTTTATTGATTTTGAACCATCAACGAACTGGCTGCAAACCAGCATTCTTCTATATGCGCTCGTGAAAGAAAACATCAGTGTTATAGCCACTGAAGGGAAAACGGGCGGTTATTACATCGAGATCACCCACGAAGAGAACAGCGTAATGATAAACACCGAGTTCAAAGGCGAGACACTGGCAGAAGCCGTCTGTTTTGCTTTCCTGGGTATGCATAATTAAAGAAAGGAAAATAAAATGAGCATCAAAATAATAGAAGATCTTGAACCTTGGGAAGTGATGAGACGTGCCTGTGAAGGTAAGCCGGTGGTTTATCGTGCAGTACATAACGGGACATGGCGTGAAGATAAACACCCCGCATGGAATTGGTATCAATTTAACTACGCCATCATCGACACCACTGAACCAGTGATTGATTGGTCAAAGTTTAATTATAAGTTCTTTAATGAATATGGTTGTCTGCCAGTTGCCTATAAAGGCCGTAGTCGTTTTGTAACTAATTCAGTGATACAAAGAGACACGAGTTTCTGTTTGCGTGAATCACCTTTCTATTATTGGCCTGGTGGTAAATGCCCTGTACCTAGTAATGTCGAGGTTGAAGTAATTTTACGCAACGCATATAAAACAGTCATATCTGCCGGTAATTACAGATGGACACACACAGGTAAACAAGCAGACATTATTGCATTCAGATTAACCGGTAATTTCTTATAAAAAATAAATGTATAAATCTATTGACATAATTATACATGTCTATAGAATCAGTAATGTAAACAAAAATATGAATCAAGGAGAGTTATCAGATGCTAACTAAAAACGGTAAAGACCTCAAAATTCAAGAATCGATATATCAAAAATTCGAGAACATTCAAAAAATGGTATCGAAAGAACGAGCCACAAAGCGATTCCTTCAAGCATCAAAGCGTTTATTCCGTTCAGTTGGTATAGCGTGATGATCAGACCTCAGTGTTTCGGTCAGCAGTTAGATACGCCGTCGTGCGACTCATGCCTTCATCGTAAAGTGTGTTACGCCGTTGTTATTGTTCCAACTATCTGTGAAAAATGCCTGTATATGTTCGATAACAGGCTTAGTGCGTGTCCAGAATGTGAAACATTGGCTTCAGTTTCTAATGATTAAACATCGCTACCGATGCAGTAAACGCAAATGTCATGTTCGTGTAACGTTAGCAAAAAGAAAAGAATTATATGTTAAAGAGCCTGTCTGCAAACATTGCGGATCACCATTAACATCAGTTGAAAAGGCTCGGAAAGCGGAAACAAAAAAAAGTAATTGTTATTGTGACGGGTTGCCATTCACGCCACACAGAAGCGGTAGTAAGTGGTGTAATAATTACACTGGCGAATACACTGATGAAGATCTTATTGGAAGGCACTTGGCATGATTAAAAATATAATTTCAATTTTATTAATAGTAACTGGAATTGGTCTATTAAGAGATTTTGAATCACTGCGTACGCAAGATTTATTCGCTTTTTTATTGATTATGATTGGTTTATATATCAAATGAGGAATTTATCATGAATGATTCAACTTATTTTATACCAGGGAATTTAATAAATTTTATATCTAATTATTATATCCCGATAGTTATTGTAGCTGGCATAGGTGCGTTCTGTTTTGGTTATAGCCTTGCGGTGTCAGGGTAATGATCAGAATGAAAGCCAGCTTCACGAAACCCATAGGACACAAGAGGATACTTCTTGCCATGCCAATGTTTTACCGTGTTGGTTGTCCGATAACGGTATCCAAATTTAAGATATGCAACTCATGCGATAAGTTTAAAAATATTGATGAGTTTCATAATGCCAGCAATATAAACGGCGGCAAAAAGCATAAGTGCAAACAATGCTGTAATGAATATTCATCACAGTACAGAAAAGATAATCGCGACACGCTTCATGCTAAAAGAAATTATGATTGCAAGAAATACAAAGCACAGCAAAAAGTTAGGGCAGCTGTAAGAAAGGGATCGTTAATAAAAACAACTTGTGAAGAGTGTGACAGTATTGAGCAAACGGTTGGTCATCATGACGACTATGATAATCCGTTAGATGTTCGTTGGTTGTGTTGCGGTTGTCATGGTAAGTGGCACATGGAAAATGGAGAAGCTAAAAATGCTAGGTGATATCAGAACATTTAAAGATGTTATAGACGCTGGTTATACCATCAAAAAAAGATGGAAACTAAGCACGAGTTCAAATGTTTCTTTTTTAGGGTTTGATTTAGGAGGAAAAGATAGCTCTCACGTTGGGTTGTTTGAATCAATGCATGGACTAATTGATTACGTCAATATTGTTCTGGAATATAAAGATGAGCCATAGAGTCTGCTACTGGTCGCCATCATATCAACAACCAGAGCCATTGGTTTTATCTGAAATAGATAACACAAAATACCATGATATCGATGACTTACCAAAACACAGAAAATTGAAAGCGCGGGATTACATTAAAGACAACCAGCCAGAGTTAGCTGAATTAATGCAGACCAAAGAATTTAAAAGTTTTAAAAATGAAATGAATAATGTGTTTGGTGCTAAACAGGTGATTAGTTATGATTGATGAAATCCATAACGCACACGTAGTTCGGTATTTTAAACACATAGGAGATACAAGTTTTTATATACCATTTACTCCATCGACCAATGGTGGTTATTTTATACAAATGTATCTGGATATGCTTAAAGAAGCACGATACAAAGCAGGGATGGCATGTCTAGGCATTGATTGGGCCAAAGACAGCGGCATGAATCGCGGTGATGTTATCAGTCGAAACAAGAACGTTACTGAAGTTAGATTTAAAACAGTTACATCTGAAGATTTAAAATAGGAAATCAACCCCTATACTAATGGTTGATAAATCGGAGTAATAAAAAAATGGCAAGAGCTAAAATATTAATGCAAAAAGGCTACCCAACATCAGACGGTGAGTTATTTCATACGCTTAAAGAAGCGTTGAGTCACCAGGCTGATCTTGATATGACGGCATTGATTGAAAAGAACTCAAAATTGACGGTTCAAAATTTAATCAAAAAAGATCCTTCTGTATTCGTTGAGTACATTAAGCATCACGGCAGCAAGCCGCCTGTTAAGAAAAAACCGGCTGCTAAGAAGAAGCCAGCTAAACCAGCGCCAACGCCAACGACAGCTACCCCTGTTGATGGCAATAACGCTTCTTCAGACGAGCCGTATATTTAAAATGAACTCTGTCCTTGATAGCTTGGCCGATAAAATAACGGTAAGATTGCGTGATGAAGAAAATGAAGAACCTCACACGATCTTGGCCGTTAGAAATATCGAAAAGGTTATTAAGGACGAGATCAGAAAAGGCGCTTTTATTAGCGACCAACAACTTGAAAAAATGTTAAACAATTTAGTGGTTGATAATCAGCCATGTTTATTTTCAGAGAGTGATAAAAATGAGTAAATACGTTGAAGCAGTAACGGCAATTGGAAAACCTTGTTCACCAAAGCAAATCCGAATAGAGGTTAATAGTCACGAAGATGAAGACAATCAGGTGACAACACAAAACACAGCATCAGCATTAAACAATCTGCTATCGAGAGATCAGTTGCTTCGTGGTGATGATGGTCTTTACCTGACACCGAAAATGCAAAAAGAAAATAAACCAGAACCAATATAAATTTTCTAGTAGTATTTTCGGAGAAGAGTAAATGCCAAAGTATGACGCTGATCAGATATGTTCTGATCGTCCTCTCGTGGACGTGATATCAGGATATATAAAATTAAAAAAGAACGGTAATGAGTTTGAGGCGTGTTGTCCTTTTCATGGCGAAAAGACACCATCGTTTCGTGTTGTGCCAGAAAAAGGGTTTTATCATTGTTTCGGCTGCGGCGCTCATGGTGATCAAATTGATTTTGTTATGGATTACGACCAAGTTGATTTTGTTAGTGCTTGTAAAATATTAGGGGGTGAAAAAACATCAGATGATAATGCGCCTAAAAAACGACAGTCTAAAAAAATAGATGTTAAAGACCCGTATGAAGGCATCACTCCTATTATGCCGATACCAGCTGATGTACACCAGTTTATTGCTGGCAAAAAAACACCTAATATCTATAATCCAAAACGCGAAAAATTCACGACCTATACGCCATCGATGGTTTTTCCATACAAGAACGAAGTCGGTGAATTGTTGGGTTATGTACTTAGAATTGATTTTGGTGACGACACGAAAATTAATCCTTCAATAATGTGGTGTAAATTACCTAATGGATCTGAAACGTTTTGTCATTACAGTTTTCCAGAACCAAGAACGCTTTATGGCGCTGAAGAGTTGCCAGAAAATAAACCAATAGTAATTACTGAAGGTGAAAAAGCCAGTGATGCGGCCAAACGATTATTGGGAATGCATTATACGTGTGTCGCTTGGAGTGGTGGCACTCAGGTAGTTAACAAAACTGATTGGTCTGTCCTAAAAGGAAGACGTGTATTAATAATGGTTGACAACGACCAGCCTGGAACCGATTGTGTTTTAGGCACTGAAAAGAAAAAAGGCTTGGTTCACTATCTCACTGAAGCCGGTGTTGAATCAATTAAACACACAACGATTGATCCTGATAAAGAAAAAGGATGGGATCTTGCTGATGCTGAAGCAGAAGGTATGTCATCTGATGACGTTATTGAATGGGCCAAAAAACACATCGTTGAATTCAATGCGCCGCAGCCAGAACAAGAACATGAACCTGAACCAGAGCCAGAAGAAGATTATAATGAACAGCCTGATTTTTCAGAGCAATATGAATCGAATGAGGAAGACAAAACAGATGAAAATAATTTACCGTTTCGTGTGTTAGGTTTTAATCGAAATATATTTTATTATTTACCAGATAGATCGCAACAGTTAGTTGCTTTATCAGCGTCACAGCATACAAAGAATAATTTATTTGCAATTGCTTCAGCCAACCATTGGGAAATTGAATATCCACAAAAAACAGGTTTTGATTTAGATCAGGCTGTTAATGCTTTGATTGGTCGATCATACAATAAAGGCTTGTTTGATCCACACGAATTATTACGTGGACGCGGCGCTTGGGAAGATGATGGTCGCGCTGTTTTGCATTTAGGTTCACGCTGTTATGTTGATGGTGTTGAGACATCACCAAGAAACGTATCAAGTAAATATATTTACGAAAACCAATCTGAGTTATCTGTAAAACTTGAAACTCCAGCCACTAACAAAGAAGCGCATAAACTGGTATCGATGTCAGAATCATTGTCATGGGAGAATCCTCTGTCAGCCGCTTTAATGGCTGGCTGGTGTGTTGTTGCGCCAGTATGTGGAATATTGGAATGGCGACCTCATATATGGGTAACAGGGCCATCAGGATCAGGTAAGTCTACAGTTTTGAAAAACATCATCAGCGAAGTAGTTGGTGGAATGGCGCTTCAAATGGAAGGTAACAGCACTGAGGCAGGCGTTAGACAAGAAATAAGCCAAGACGCAAGACCTGTTGTTTTCGATGAAGCTGAAGCTGAAGATGAAGCAGGAGCAAGGAGAATGAAATCTGTTTTATCATTAGCTAGAGTTTCATCTAGTGGCGGTAAAATAATTAAAGGTGGTCAGTCTGGTAGCAGCATGTCATTCAGTATTAGATCTTGTTTTTGTTTTAGTTCAATCAATACATCAATGAAAGATTACGCTGATGAATCAAGAATCAATAAACTGATATTGAGAGCTGATAAATCAGATGGCGCAAAAGATAAATACGATTCACTTGATAAAGAAATACGGTCAACTTTTAATAAAGAATATTCTGCAAAAATGTTATCGAGATCTGTTAGATACATGCAGGTTCTTCAACACAATTGCACCTCATTTATTGATGCGGCCACCCGTACTTTCGGATCACGAAGATTAGCTGATCAAATTGGTACGTTACTGGCTGGTTATTATTTATGTCACTCAGTTAAAAAGATCAGCCCTGAAGAAGCTGAAGAATGGATGGGTAAAAAAGATTGGACTGAACACACTGATGTTATTAATCGACAAGATGAACAACGTTTACTTGAATACATTGTTACCAGAAGAATCAGAACAGAAGACGATAAAGGTTATCATGATGTTTCAATTGGTGAATTGATTTTATGCGCCAGCAAAGACATTGATATCATCAGTCAAGTGTCAGCCGACAGAGAGCTTAGACGACACGGAATTATTGTTGATTTTAATTCTGTTTACATAGCTAATAATTGCCAGCCAATGCGTGAGCTACTTGCGTCAACAGCATGGTCAAGCGATTGGTCAAGGCCATTGAAAGATTTATATCACACAGAAATATCAGATGTGAAATATTTTGCACCAGGCATAAGAAGTCGAGCGGTAGAGTTACCACTTGAATTATTTAAACAAGGTTAATTAAACTAATTTTAAATGAGGTGAGAAAATGAACTATCAGATAGATGGAAACCAAGTAATGGCAACAGAGCATGGATTTAGAAATCTAAAGATAGATGAGGCTGGATTTGGGGACAGCTTAAAAGAGGCGTTTCTTCATTTAGCAAGAAAACCGCTCCACAAACCCGAATTAAGAGACTTGAACTCATGGGAAATGGATTGGTATGACGAGTTAACCACCCCAACCCAGTTAAGTAAGGAGAGGAAAACAATGAAAGACCCAAAAATATTAGAAAAAATAGCGATGAACATAGTTCACCAGATTGGTGATGAATTAAACGTATCTATCGAAGTGAGACAAGGGACGAATGATAAGTGCATTAACTTTGTATTAGAATTATTAGAAGAAGCCGTTGCTGCTTCTCAAGACAACGAATCAGAAACAAATGAAGACATGCATAATATGGGTCTTCTTGAATCAATAACAACAGCTGACAGAGTTATTACAAGAGTGCCTGGTGGTTGGGTTCTATCAGAAATATACCACAGAAGCGGTGTGTTAGAAGGAGTATCAGATCCAGTATTCATTCCGTTAAGTTATGAGTTTGATAAAAAAACTAGGTTTATAGCTAATTTTAAATTTCCTGCTATCGATGGATCACCAAGATACATCTATAATAAAATAACAATTCCGGTTGATTGTCAGATCAATTGCCAGCACCTTGATGAAGATGACCAAGGCGAAGAAAGAGAATCTATTTTTAATTGCACAATAAAGGACATTGAAAAATGCCCTATTGTAATTAGAGATATGGAGAAATAAGGAATGATTATGAATGTAAAAGAGATTCCCTTACCAAAACAAAACTATAAACACAGCGGCAAAGAAAGATGTTCTAAAGAAGTCGATTCTCACGGGACATCTTATTTCAACGGGAACGGTCATATTTGTGGTCGTGTAGCTAGATTTAATATAGATGGTGAATTGTTTTGTAAACAACACGCTGGCGACAAATGCCTTGAGTACGTATTTAATTTATCGGTTAATAAAACCGGTATTTTAAGATCATACAATACAGATATCAGTTGATATTAGAATCAGAAATAAACCCTTCAACATCATCAACAGACCGGACAATACCAGCATTACCACCGGCCTTGTTGATGTTATCTATAAATGTTTTTTGTTTTACTCTTACCGGCCCTGTCTTTGTTTTAACTTCACACGCAACAAAAACACCCACTGTTTGACCGACCATCTCTTGAGTAATAACAACAGGCTTAACACCAATGATATCACTACTGCCTTCACATAAACCTGAATGCAATGGCCTAGCTTTTCTTACAATTACATCACCAGGAAACACGGTCACTGATTGTTTTTTGTAAATCCGTTCAGCTTTACCAGCCCACCCCATGCCAGTATTATTTCTAAAATTTAAAATACCGAGCTGGCTTAATTTAATCCTGATCAGATTTTGAAGGTTTGATTCTTTCATAATATTCTCGTTTTGATTTGTTTAATTCGATCCATGACTCAAATAGATTTTGAATTTTGTCGTGGAATAAAAGTATAAACATAAGTAGAAAAAAACCTATTCCGTCCATTACGAAACCCTCTGTTTTTGTTTAGCTACTCTAGCTGTGTATATATGAGCGGCCCAACGTTCGGGTGATTTGTACCCTCTCGATTTGCCTAATGCAATTAAATCATCAAGTGACCCTGCTGATCCTTGCTCTTTTTTGGCTTCTCTTTTCAATGCGTCTTTATCTATCTCAACTAACTCGCCTTCACCAACTTCAATTTTTCGAGCAACAACTTTATATACGTGTCCACAATTCGGGCATATCTTGGCAGGAAAATGAACCTCGTAACATTCGGGGCATTGTTTAACAGCAATATCATCTTCTTCATCTGTTTTCTTTTTACCTTGGCCTTTACTGCCTTCAAGAGTCCACTCGCGATCCTGATCAGGTAATCCGTGACGTTTCCAGTTACCTGCATGATCAAGAATTATTGCCGGATAATCTTTCGCTCTTAATGCACGACCCCATCTCTGAAGACATAAAGAAAGTGATTGAGTGGGTGCAGCATCAATAACGCATTCGATATTAACATCCATACCGGATTGAGCAGCAAGATCGTAACCTTCGCCAAATAAACCCACGTTACTTAACACCTGAATATGTCCTTCAGCAAATGCACGCGAAGCTTTTTTTCTTTCGTCCTTTGGTGTCTTGCCATCCAGATGAACAGCCATAATCCCATTAGCTCTAAATTGTTCGACCAAGTGAAGCGAATGCTTAACGCTAACAGCAAACATAATTGTTTTTTTATTACGTGCATACTTCATATAATGTTTAACGATATCACCAATGATGTCAGCTTTATCGACAGCTTCATTTAACTCGTCTTTTTTATAGTCACCCATTCTTGTTTTAATAGATGACAAATCAGGCTCAACTGGTGTTGAGATTAATCGGTAATCAGAGAGTCTTTTGTTTTCTATCAACCAACTTATTGATGGCCCACAAATAAGTTTATCAAACCATTGACCAAGACCTTTACCATCTAATCTATCTGGTGTCGCAGACAACCCCAAATGAAAACACTTATCATAATGATCCTGAACATCAGACCACCCTTTTGCGCCAAGATGGTGAGCCTCATCCCATATACAGATATCAGTTTCAGGAATGTTTTTTATTCTTCTTTTTAAAGTATCAATCGAACATATTTGAATTGGTTGTTGATAGTCCGGTGTAAATCCAGCAGCAATAAACCCATGATCAATTCCTACTTTATTAAAAGTAAGGTGAGTCTGATAAATTAATTCCGCACGATGGCATATAAAATATAAACGCCTTCCTTTATCGTTAACTGATTTAGACATGAAAGCAGCCAGGACGGTTTTTCCAAATCCGGTGGCCGCTTGAATCAAAAGCCTTCTGTGTTCACGGAGCGAAAGCCTTGCTTCGTTAAGTAATTCTTCTTGATCTTCTTTTAAAATCAAAGTCATTTATCACTCCCTGATATCGGATTCTTTTTTAGCTTATCAAAATAAGAATCGGCGCAGCCATCGCACATAAGAACAGATCCGTTAGAGTTCCACGTTTCACCTTCTTCATGCATACCGCGATCTTTAAGAAGAGTAGTCTTAATTATTAGTTTTTGTGTGGCCTCTTTTCCACACGCGCAATTTTCATCCATTGCTTAATTTCCCAATAAGAAAGGAAGCGGCGCTACATCCAATAATAGCCCACGCAATAATAAAGAAATCTAAACTAAAAAAATCAATCTCACACATTTTTATTTTCCTCATAATGTTTTTCGCAACACGATCTTGCTTTAGTCGGCTCATTAAACATGCCTATCGTTTTATTTTTATGCCAGGCCGTGAACGTTAAGTTATCACCAACACCTGTCATGCATACCGTGTATCCTTCCTTGGACACTTCATAATACTTTCCTTTTTTAGTGAAGATCAAGGGTTCAATGCCTCGCCGTTTTCAGCGTGCCATTGATGATGACAAGCAGCACATAGCCAACGAATATTTAGAGGTTTTAAATAATCATCGTGGTGAGCATGAATACTATCTACAGCCTCACATTTTTCACAAGGCAATCTAATTAGATTGCCGGATCTAACTGCTCGACTTATAACGGCATGTGCTTTTGCTTTATTTGGGTTCTTTTTGCGCCATTCAGCTTTTGCTTTATTTCCAGCAAGCTTGCCCTCTTCTGTTTGGGCATATATTCTGCGCTGCTCTTCTCTGTATTTATCTTTTGACCTGGCTTTATCATAAACTTTCTGGCAAGTCTTACATCTACTTGATAAACCATCCTTTGATGCAGATCGCTTACCGAACGCAGATTCATCTTTTTCTGTTTCGCATATATTGCAATATTTCATAATTCCTCCGATGTTAAAACACAATAACACCGGAAGGAATATATTTCAAGAAAGGGATATCAGAACGGTATGTCATCGTCAAATGCATTATCGTCTGCACCACTAAATGCGCGAGTTGGTTGCGCCGCTTGTTGACTATTATTTTGTTGCTGCTGTTGATTGCTTTGTTGTTGATTATTACTTTGCTGTTGACCAGCGCCTTGATTACCACCACCAGACTGATCTTGATTACCACCTAACATTTGCATATTGAGTGCTTTGATTTTTGTGGTGTAACGATCATTGCCTTCTTTATCAGTCCACTTTTCAGTAACCAATGAGCCTTCAACATAAACCTGTGCGCCCTTCTTTAAATACTCACCAGCAATTTCAGCCAAGCGACCAAAGAAAACGATGTTATGCCACTCAGTTTTATCTTGACGTTCACCAGAATTTTTATCTTTCCAGCTTTCAGTTGTTGCGATTGAAATATTCGTAACTGCTGCACCTGATGGGGCATATCTTGTTTCAGGATCTTTGCCACAGTTACCCACTAAAATTACTTTATTTACGCCTCTAGACATTTTGATTAACCTCGTTAGTTTTATTTTCAACTGCAACATGTTTGATGTGTTGCGTAAACATTCTTTGTTGTCGGCCAATAGCTACATTAGCGACTTCAAACTTTTCTGCTATTTTTAAATCAGATAAATTCCTTAATTCTTTTTTTATTTCAAGCATTCTTTTTGCGACAGCTACGCTTTCTTTTCTAAGATCATCGCGAAGTTTTAGCAAACCCCAGACTAATCTCTTATCTTCCTCGATCAGATGATTATTTATTTTACTCATACATCCACCAATTGTTCTGGTTTCAGTTTAATGCCAAGGCTTTTTGCTGCCTTTAGTATTTTAGATTGCTGGCTTGACGGGATTCTGCCATTGCTGCCATGCTTATCTTTCGGGTAAGTCCAGCGATATATTGCTGTCTTATCAATGCCAGTGGCTTCAGATAGCTTCTTAATGTCACCGAATGCATCAATTACCATCTTTGCTGGCGAAACCCCGTCACGATTGATCTCAGTGAGATCTGAGCCGCATTCAGGGCATGTGTCTTTATCGTTTTCCACGTTCACCTCCTAATTCGAGAACCAATGATAAACTATATTTGACATTTTCTCAACACACCTGTATAAATATACACATTGGTCAGGTGGCGGAATTGATGAGAGTACCATCATTGGCAAACGCATGAGGTTGGTTTACCAACCGATATCTTGAAACTATGAAGGCGGTAACCAATCCATAAGACCTTTTGAATTCAAGTGCAGGTTCGAGTCCTGCCATGACCACCAATTTAACAACGGAGAAAATTATGGAATTAGAGAGCGGTAAAACAGAAGAACTTGGCAATGCTGTAAAAGTTATTCTGGATGCATTGGACGATAACAAAAAAAATAATATCGAACGGATATTGGCATCATACAGGCATGACAGAGAGAGCGGGTATATTGTTCCTGATATTGATATCCGATTTAAAGAGGAAAAGTAAATGCCAATAATTATCAACCCTGAATCAGAAGAACACTGGCTTCAATTAAAAACTGAAGACATTAGCAGTACAGAAATATCAGCACTGTTTAATATCTCACCTTACTCAACACCTTATCAGGTGTGGCACGAAAAAAAGAAAGGTGAAATTATCCGGCTGGATGAAAACAATCGCATGACATGGGGTAAACGATTAGAAGATTCAATCGCTCAAGGCATTGGTGAAGATCTCGGATTAAAAGTAAGGAGATTAAAAACATATTGCCGTCATGATTCCTGCAAAGGAATGGCTGCTTCATTTGATTATGAAATTGTTGGTATTGTTGATGAAGATGGTAAAAAATTATGCTGCACACCTGAAGAAGCAAGAACCGATGCTCAACGAGAATATTTAAAAAATGGCCCAGGTATTCTTGAAATTAAAAATGTTGATTTTCTCGTTTATCGTGACACTTGGGAAGAAGACGAAGCCCCACCACATATTGAGGCTCAGTTGCAATTGCAGCTTGAAGTTAAAAATAGATCATGGGGAATTATTGCGCCACTGATATCAGGCAATGATATGAAATATATTATTCGCTATCGTAACAAAAAAGTTGGCGCTGCCATGCGTAAAAAGATAACTTCATTCTGGTTATCAATCACTGAAAACAACCCACCAGAACCAGACTTTGAAACGGATGCTGATTTTATTATTCGTTTATACGGTGACGCTAATCAGTGGGTCGTTGATGTCAGTGATGACGATGTTATCAAACCATTGGTTGAACAGTATTACGATCTGTCGATGCAATATAAAGATGTTACTGATTTAAGGACAGCTGTTAAAGCTAGGATTTTACAAGAAGTAAAAGGCAACGCAAAGAAACTAACGTGTGGTGACATTACTGTTTCCTGCATGATGACAAAACCATCAGCACCAACGCTGATCACAACAGAGATGGTTGGTACTGAGATTGGCGGCAAAGAATCTTATCGTTACTTCAGAGCGTTTAAAAAGAAACCGGAAAAAGAAACTGAAGCATTACCAGTAGCGCAACCAACAACAGAAATTAAAGAAGAGGATTTTGTATTATGAAAAAAGACACGGAAAATAAAGAATTAGTAGTTACATCAAAGCCACTTGTACTAACAGCAAATTTTGATGTGGTTGAAAAACACCTTAAGTCAGAGCTTAAGAAGTATGACGTTGTTGTTACTGAAGACACGCTTAAAGACTGCAAGAAATTATCAACAGAATTAAACGCCATAGCTAACAATATTAACGCCAAACGAAAAGAAGAAGTAGCGTTGATATCAGTACCTATAAAAGCTTTCGATGAAAAAATAAAATCGTTAGTTACGCTGTGCCAAGATGGTCGTGAAAAACTAACCAAACAAATCAAGGTGTTTGAAGATAAAACAAAAGCAGATATTAAAATCATGCTGCTTAATTACCTTCATGAAAAGTATGACGCAAGTCAGGTTGAAAGCGAATACAGAACGTCAACCATTGATGATCTTGTTATTCTTGGCAACAGAACAGCAACCGGAAAATTAGCAGGAAAAGCAACATCAGCAATTGATATGCGTGTGATGGAAAATATCAATACTCAGAATATGGTGGCTACTCGATTATTAAAACTTGAGAACGCAAGTTACAAAGCTGGATTAAAAGCGCCGCTTGAAAGAATCCATATTGCAGCATTCTTAATGGCAGATGATGAGGTCTATGATAAAAATTTAGAGTCACTGCTTAAGTCAGAAGTTAATCGTCAAGAAGTTGCTGAAGAAAAAACAAGGGCTGAAGTTAAAAAAGAAACGCCAGTGACAACTAATCCAGCTGCTAATCCAGACATTGTACCTGAAGCAATTGCTGATATGATGAATGAAGTTGATGAGAATAAAGAGCCAGCCATAACACAACAACCACCTGAAGGTAAAACACTGCACGTTATCCAGGCAAGATTTGAAGTGATGGCGCTACCGAATGTGAAACCAGAACAAATAGTAAATAAACTTAAAGAAGTTATGGAAGAAGCTGGTATCACGAGCCTTGTTGAAATAAACCTTGTTAACTCGTATGTAAATAAACAATAAATAAACCGGAGAATAAAATGTCACAACAACTATCACCAATGAAAACACTGATCACTGGCTTAGACCAAATGAAGCCACAACTAGCGCAGGTTCTACCGCCACATATTAATGTGGATAAATTTATCAGAACAGCATCAGCTGCCATTCAAAACAATCCTGATCTTGCTGGCGACACTGTTGATCGCAAGTCATTATTCATGGCTTGTCAAAGAGCGGCTACTGATGGTCTTGTTATTGATGATCGTGAATCAGCACTGGTCATGTTTAATAGCAAGGTCGGTAACAAGTGGATTAAGAAAGTCCAATACATGCCAATGGTTAATGGGCTTTTAAAGAAAGCGCGCAACAGTGGTGAAATTGGAAGCATCAATGCTTATGCTGTTTACACTAAGGATGACTTTGAATATGAGCTTGGTCTTGAACCTTCAATAAAACACAAACCAAACATTGATGATCCTGGTGATTTTCGTTTAGCTTATGCTGTCGCTAAACTAAAAGACGGATCTATCCAGCTTCAGGTTATGTCAAAAGCCAAAATTGAACAGGTTAGAAAAGTCAGTAAATCAGGATCAGATGACAACGGAAATCCGAAAGGTATCTGGAAAACATGGTATGACGAAATGGCAATTAAAACCGTCCTTCGTCGATTGTGTAATCGTCTTCCTTCAAGTGCTGATCTTGATTCTGTACTTGCTGCAAGTGATGAGCAGTTTGATATTAAATCCAATGTCAATCAGCAGCAACCAGTAGCAGAAGTAGAAAAAGCCCCCGCATCACCTGATAAAAAAACAAGGGCAACATCGGCTATTCTTGATGACGATGACGACGTTATCGATGGCGTGGTTGTTAAAGAAGACGAAAAAGATATTATTTAAAACCGAGTTATGGTGCGTTGCTGTGGTAACACTAAACTAACTTGTGTTGCAGAATCTCATGGTGACGCGCCACCTAATTACTGGATTAGATATGAGTGATATAACGATAACGAGTGAAGATGTTGGCGCTTTAACGAATCTTTTAGGTGCGATGTGGAAAACAGGAGACAACCTTCTTACTAACCGCGATTTTGATTTGCTACATGTGATAATCAAGCATTACGAGGCTACCAAAGACTTAATCTCATCTTGTAATACCTGTGGAGGATGGGGTTCTATAGAAGCACACAATGATTCACCTAGAGTAAAATGTCCTGACTGCGCCCTACCACCACAGACGGGAGAGAGTGAGAAGATTAATTTATTCGATGGCAAGAAACGCGGCTCTCCTGTGAATAAAGATGGTCGAGATACATTTTCTTAACCCCTGATTGAATAAAGAATGGGAGAGTGAAGTGATTATTAAGAATAGCGAAGAACTAGAGGAATGGTTGTTTGAAAGAGCGCAAAGGCAGGGCCATAAATGTGATGGTGTTAAAGATGGTACTAAAGACGAACATGGGCTTGAAGTGAATATCGCGTACCTCGATACAGTCACAGGCGATGAAATAAAGCTAGTGTATGAGTGTGAACACAGTAAAGGTATTACTGATTATTGCCTAGAATGTGGTCGAATAACTGGTGGCGGATAATTAAACCCGCGCTATTCCCAAAGTGAGAGATAGGAGAGAGATTGTGAGTGATGAAGACGATGTTTCGAGTGAGTTCGAAAAGCTATTGCAGGAAGAGTCTAACAAAAAGATTAAAAAAGCAATGCAATTATTTATTAGAGTTGACGATGCTTATAAAAGAGTGTTTATTCATGGTAGTGGCTTTACTGGTGAGTTGACAGCTAAAAATTTACGCAATCATTTCGACACTATGGATTTAATGGATAGCTTGGATGATGCTATCTGGAATTTTGAGGACGAATTAGAAAATAGCTAAATAAAAACGCGCTACCAGATTACTTCGATAGCGTTAGAGTTTGTAACATTAATCAATAAAATAGGATGAATAAAATGAAATACTTATTATTAATATTAACGGCGTTACTTTTACAATCATGCGAAACATCTGAAAACAATAATCATGGTTTTGGTTTTGATTACAGCTTCATCACAGAGCTAGGCATCAAAGTTAGAATGGATAAATCAGGTAGGCAGTTCAGTTCAGAAGAAATTGATGATCATTATATTCTGATGTCAGAGTGTGCAGGTTTCTCTCCTGATTCAAATAAACTAATGATTATTATGACGGCAAATCAGAAAGATATTAATAGAGCATCAGGAAGAGCTGACGTGCTTGGTGCTTATTTAGTAAAACCAAGTCTCATTGTTTCTAGTAATGCTCATAAGCACTCTGAGCGCCTTGTTGTTGAGACGCTTAGACGCGAGATGATTAATCATATTTTCTTTCGTGCAAAAGAATCATTTGATATCACGAATGAGAAACCGCAGAACAGGAGCTATGAAAACTGCACAAGAATGTAAGATTACTCTAATCCAATAACTTCAAGATTTAGATTAACCTTATCAATTTCTTTACCACGAAATTCATTTTCAATAACAAGATCCCTGACTGTGTTATCAGCAGTCAGGGTATTCTTTTCAGCTGGAATTAATAATGATGAATCAGGTTTAATTTTCTGAGGTGGTGGACAGCACCCCGATATCACCAAGGGTAGCATCAAGACAACCAGTAGGATCTTCAAGTTGGTAAATTGTTTTAATTCGATCACGATATCTCACCTCAATTTTTACTTTTTCTTTATGAATGACCTTAACTTGGTCAGCTTGTTTATTGATTAGATCCTGACGTGCCTGGGCTTCGATACCGGCCTGATTCTGCATTCCTTTTTGATAGGTAAACAAATAGCTGTAAAGCAACGCAGCAATCAATAATGATATTAGAATAAGCCTAGGCATTTTGTTTACTTATCATGCCCTGTAACTTGGGCCAGATAATACCAATAAGCAGTTTAAATAAACCAATGGCGAAACCACCAGATGATACGCCACAGAATATCCAGAACCATAATGGTTGTTGTGGTATTCCAGCAAGATAACCAATAACGCCGCCAGTAGCACCAAACATCAAAGCAGCAAGCCACAGTATAGCCTTCTTACGCGCCCTTCCAGAAACAGGAAACAAGCCAAAGTAAATATTTTTAAAAGCTTGTGTGAGGATCATGACGCTGACAGTAATAATAACCAACGCTGTCTGTTGTTCCGGTGTAAGAAACCGGTTAAGGATTTCCATGTATTCGTTCATAACTTAGCTACCTTTATCAGTAACTCTATTTTCTCAAACATCTGATCCTGGTCTTCTTTCAGTTCCACTTTAAGCTCATGCATTATTGTTCTGAAATCATCATGCATTTCATCTTTCAGTTCGTGCCTACATAGATCCATTCTATTAGTTAATTCCTTTTCAGTAATAGGAACAAGAACAGGAATAAGAGCAGGAATTTTTTGACCTTTTTTAATCGTGGCTGTTATACCTAAAATAGCAGCTAAGCCTATAAAAAACTCTTTCCACCATTTGATAAAAAACAAAGCCTGTTCAGCTTGATCTGGTGTTGGTACGTCGCCTGCCATAAAGCCCCCTATAAAATTATTTTGATTTGTTTGTATTAGAATTAACACTATGTTAACTCTTCATTTGTTTTTATTTTATCTAAAAATAATTCCCAGTTAAAGCCCTCGCCTGGATCAACTTTTCTTTCAGGGCTTATATCGCTATGACCGACTATTTTGTTTATCGAAAACATATCCAACCATGAGTTAACTAATTCAGCAGCTGAATCGTATTGTTCTTTTGTAACATAATCTGTTTTGATTGTCTTTAGAAACGACTCGTAAGTATGTGCGCCATGAACAAGAAACTCTATGCCGAGAGAATCTTTATTAAACCCTCTCGCATGATAAGCGCCTTGCTCTTCATCTCTGCAAATCATGATATCACCATTAGGTGAAACCAATGCATGAGCTGATAAACCAATATCTTCAAGAAAATCGGAAGCATGGCGTAAGCCGTTTTTTGTTTCTAAGTATTCAGCCATTGCGTGAACAACAACTAACTTTGGATTGTTTGTTTTGCTGCCAGCAGATAAAGGCTTTTGAATATATTTACTCACAGTGTTTTCCTTTAAGTTCCTTGAACGACAACAGTATAGTATAAGGTGGCTGTAGAGGCATTATTATTGTAGATATAAAAACTTATTGTTCCTGCTGGTGTTACTGATATAGTGTTTGGTCTTGTTCCGCTACAAGAGTTTTCCTTGCCTGTATCAACGTCATGCCAAAACCACAAAGGGCTGTCTGTTCTTGTTGTTGATGCAGATGTTGCAACAGATACAGAAACTTGCTCAACATTTGTAACATTTACTAAGGTCAACGTAACCTTGGTACACCATGCACCTGACGTTGTTGATCCAGCGTTTCCCGTGAAAACATCTTTTACTGAAGGTTTTACAAGATAAGGATCGTGGTATTTATAATACGTAACCCCCAGATCCATTTGTAACCTACCCCTAGTAACCATGTACAATTCATCGGTTGATCCTAGAGGGCGGGATGCTAAAAAGATCCACTCGTCAGGTATCTGCTCCTCAGACGCGGTATTTCCTACTATCCTAAAGTTAGCTTGAATTGATGCGCCAGATGTATTTGTTGGTAGTATGTACCATAAAGATTCCCCTACAGCTAGATTTATACCGTTCGATGTAGCTATGTCTTTAACTGATACGCCATCATATCCAAGGATATCACCAGACGTTGGACAGTCTATGAACATAGTTCCATCATTTGCTGTAGAGAAGGTAGAGCTACTAACAGAACCAAATGCAACAAAAGACGAACTCCAATGGATTCTAGCGTAACCTAAAGAAACAACACCGCCACCTGTTATATTGCCTTGAGCTTTAGTATATGTACCAGTATCATGAACATGCGTATCTAGTGCTGCGTTAGTTATACCATAACCTGCGATAGTCGTTGGCTTAGAAGTAAGAGATGCAAATGTATGTGTATGACCAACAGCACTTATACCTGCTTCCGCTAATGTATTATTAATCCAAGCCGAACCATTCCACTTAAGAATTTCACCGACAGAGTTGGTAGTGATAGTAGTGTTACTGAGACCGTCCAAAGAATGGTTGTGAGAGGTTAAAGAATAAGAACCTAAATCACTTATCTGACTCTCAGTAATAGAGATAGCTGACATTAAGAAATGTTCGCCCAGTACAAACCCTACTAAATTATCATGGTTAACAATAGCTTCTATCTCACCAGCAGTCTGATCTTGAGTTGCTGATGCTTCTATTGCATTTAGTTTGCTTAGTAATGCATTAGTCAACGCGTTAGTATCACTGTTAGATTCATAAGCTGCTTTAATGCCTGATGCATCAAGATTTTTTTGAACAATCGTCCAGTGTGACTCTAGTGTTGGATTATCTTGTTCAGAAATTAAAGCATCACCGATCTCAACATTGGCTGCAAAGAAAACACCAGCCGCGCTAACTGTATACATATCCCCGATAGATATACCTGAAGGCGAGGTGTCGAGATCAGGCGTGTTGGTAGAGGCGTTATAAGCACCAGCGTAATTAACAGAAGAAGCGACACGACCATCGACGTAAGCTTTAACTGATTGTTGTGTTGGAACTTCGGTGTCTGAATTTGACACCATCGTATCTTCGTCGATAACAAATGACATTGACACCGTGGAGGCATCTGTATTCATTACCGCGCCAGCAGCATTAACATTCGTCGCGTCAGTTACATCTGCTGACGCCTCAATGCCAGTTAGTTTATTTTTCTCAGCAGTAGTGTAATTATTATCAGTGTGAACATATGAAGCGTCTATAACTGTGTTTGCATCATAAGACTGGACATTAACACCAATGTCAGCATCTTTTAATATTGTGCTGTCAGCAAGTTCATAATCTCCTAAGTCTGTTATATCACTTTCAGTATGAGTGTGGCCGGTTGCTGTCTTAGCATCTAAAGCAACCTGTAAGTCTGTTTGATCTGCTAGAGTACCAGTTACCCCGCCCCATACCGCAGCTAAACCACCACCAAAATCAAGCAGCTCGAATGTGACAACCGTTGTGCCTGGTGAGTATTCACCAGTAAATAATATTTTGTAAATAGAATCAAGAGCAGCATCAACATTTGAATCAACAACCATTTGACCAGCTGTTAAATCACCTGATCCATTAAAGTCTGTTGATCTTTCCCATGCACCAACACCTACATCATATATTCCATTTTCTGTTGTGTCGGTTTGGCTTTTAACAAGAACACGATTACCAGTAACAACAGCAACGGAGTCTATTGTTTGTTCACCAGATAAAGTAATGTCTGCAATAGTCGCTACAACACAAGGGGCTTTTATCCCTTCTTCTGGTGCAGTGCCAAGTCGTGAATCAAATGAGGTTGTCATAACTTAATCCGGTTATATTTATCAACGTTTCGTCGGGCCTTGAACAAGAGCTTGGTACGCATTAAATTCACCTTCTCGACCTCTATCATGCGAATCAACATAATCCATAGTCCTTGTTAAGTTACCAACGCCAGGAACAGGTATAACCGTTGTCACTGCTTTTATTATATTGGACGCGGTTTTTATATCCGCTTCCTCTTCTTCAATTATCTTACCAGCAATTGATTTGAATTTTGCTGGTACTTCAGCAGCACCAGAAAATACTGTCTTTGGTGCGAATCCACTGAATGAGCTGATGATATCACGAAGAATCGGGGCTGTACCACCCATGAATGCCGCATATCTTTTCAGCATCCACGCCCAAGTCTCTTCATCATCTTTCGGCATATCCATAATAACGACAGCCGACAAGACAGCAACTATGAACGGGGTGATCAATAAACTCATCACCGCTTCTTTATTCGCAACCGTTGTCATGCCGTCAGTTGATTTATAAATACGCTGATAATAAGCATTGAACCACGTACCAAAGATAGTTAATGTTTTCGTAAACTCACTGTTATTGGCTTGGAACAATCCACCTAAATGCAAATCAGATCCTGATCCAACGGATTCAGCAACAGCTGTATCAGCATCAGAAACTGCTCTTCTCTCATCACTGTGATTATTCATGCCTTCTTCATACCTGGACATCCATACAGGAAACGCGATCATCGAATCAACAGCTGTTTGCGGAGTGAATCCATATCGAGCAAATTGATTCCACATATGATGAGCTTTTCCATCAGTAGTTATCTTTCTCAAATACTCATTGGCTTCACGGTTTACAAATGAAGCGCGATCACTCATGAACTTTGATTTTTCAGAAATAAAATTCACCATGTCAGTATGACCTTTAGGCGATGCATATCTCATTAGGTTATTAGTGAAATTAACAACACCAACTTCTTCAAGTGCAACAAAAACAGCCGGTATCTGTTGAACCGTATTTCTTAAACTATAAGCAAGATGTTTAAAGGTTGCGGCTCTTCTTAATAACCTAAACATGGATGCAACTATCGGGGTTGTTTCAACCGCTAATCGATTACCAGTAAGACCATCAACCGCTTCGATTAACGCAGACTTAAAACCATCACCATGCTTTTGTTCAATAGCATTACTAACCTCGTCAGAGTTTAATAACCCACGTAATTTATTTGCTGTCTTCGCAAAAGCAATGTTATGAATATTCTCATCAAGCGATCTAATAATATTGGACATATCAAGTTTTGGCGGTTTGCCACCAGACCCGACACGCGCAATCATTGTGCCGTTTTTGTTTGGCATTATTGAAGCAAGTCCACCACGTTCTTCTTGGATGCTTTTCAATTCCAATTTAGATGAGTCATAAAATAAACGCATATGACCACCTGTTAATTTAACGCCATTAATTTCAAACGGAGTTGGTGATAATTTAGGTGGCGCAACGCCATACAATTCAACGTGTGCTTTTGATAGTTCGGGCCACATTGATTCGTTAACATTCCATGTTGAGTTAACCAACACAAGTTGCTCTTGTGTCATATCACTCAGTATCATTTGAACGTCAGCATCAGTTAACCCAAAGCCTTCGCGTATTGCTTCACGGCTTGATTCAGTTCCCCAATATAAAGCCATCATATATCGGCTTTCTGCATGGAATGAAACTGTGCGACCATCCTCAACAGTGTAGTCAGTCATTTTTCTTGATAGACCAACTTTGTGTATGTCGCCCATTTCGTTTTCAAACTTCTCGTAGAGGTGTTTTTGTAATTCTATCTTGTGGCTATTAGAATCTTCTATCTCACGATAAATCATATCAACAGCAGCGCCGGTATCGTCTTTTGAAAAGCCATCAAGAACACGAGTTAAATTTCTTAATGATGGAATTCTGTTAACAAAATGTCTTATATTTTTTCGTTCGTTTTCCCATCGACGAGGAACGCCCCTGATAACTTTTGTATCTTTGCCGCCATGCTCAATAATCGATTCAGTTAAGATTCTTCTTTGAGCAGCTAATTCTGCCTTCACTGTATTTGACATCTGACCACCAACATAACGAAGGTGTCTGATCATGTCATACAAGCCCTTTAATTGATCAGCCGTCAGCTCATCAAAATTTGGTAGATTTAGTTTATCAATCTCGCCACGATTTCTAGCTTCAAGTGCCAAGATTAAATTAGGATCAAATAACTCGGCTTTAACAAATCTATTTTCATCAGCAAGTTGAGCCTGATACCAATCAAGAATTTTATTAACATCACGTATCTGATCTGGTTTCTTACGCAAGTCATAAAGGTTAGCGAGTGTTCGCATATTTTGACTAAACTCAGGAGAAACTTCATTCGCTTTATATTCACGAGTTTGAACGCGACGAACATATTTTCTTTGTCGATCCATTGCTTCCTTGACATCGATAGCTTCACGATACAAATAATGGTTAGCAATTTGTTGAGTTTTTGCTGCCAGTTTTTCAGCGTCAGTTGTTGCAGTAGCAGCCAATTGAGCGGCTTTAATTTCAGCGCGATAAAACTTACTCGGTTTTATTTCTTTGTAATTCATTTTGCTGATTAATGTTTTTGCTTCAGCCATTAAGTAGGCGCGATTTATTTTTGCCTTGCCTTTACTTAATGCGCGAATTTCCTGAAGTAATAACTTTGCTTGCTCATCATTATGAATAGACTCACGCGCTTCCAATTCAATACGACCATCATTAAGCATGTCACCATACTTCTCAATCATTCTGTCTTCAGCTGCTTTAAGTGCTTCACGTTTTAATGTGCCACGATCATTGATGTCGTTCATCATCGCTGTTACTGAAGTGTAATCAAATGCTTCAGCGTACTCAGCAGGATCAACACCGTCTTTCTTTGTGATTCGTTTTATTAAACGGTTCATACTTGATTTAGATTTTTGAGGTGTTGTTTTTGGCTCGTACTCTTCACCATAATATTCAGCAGTATCTAGCTCTGCTTTTGCTTCAATACCTAATTCATCTTTAACGATTTTAGAATCCATTGGATCGTTAGATGCCATTGTTAAAATCTGATAAGCAGGTAAGTCAGCCAATCGCGCAAGCTCTTCTTCAATTAAAGGATCGCGTTCTTCCTTCCATTCTTTTGTTTTTCGTTTCTTTAATTCATCGATAACCTTTTGCAGCAGGTCGGTAGTCGCTTTTTCTTTAACTTTAGCGGCTTGTTTCTGGTGAGCGTCCCATTGCTCGTCAGTCATACCGGCTTGTTCTTTCGATCTGAATAACTGATCATAAGCAGGATTTGCCATTGCTTGCTCGATCTCTGCTTCAGTTGCCAGCATACGATCCATGTACTGGCGTATCTCAGGTGATAAATCAACACGAGTAAGCCGTGAGTCGGTTAACTTACGATAGATCACTGTCAGCCATCTGGCGAATGCTGCAAACGCTTCACGTAGCTTTAACGACGGCGCTTTGCCTTCACGAAGATAAGCTTCAAAAGTTTCGGCGAATTTCTCATGATGTTCAACACCAATTTCATCGAATGAGTTAACTTCAAGCCAATCAAGTAATGTTTGTTGTTCTTCAGTCTGTCCAAATTTATCAGCAAAACGTTTCTCCATTTCAAGGAACAAGTGACCAGACTCATGCAAGAAAGAAGATAAATCAGATGCGCGAGTTAAACGAATAATTGATTCGTTTTCTTTTGTGAACTGGATTGATGCGCGTGTTGGTTGGAATAATATTTTTTCCTGTTTAGCAATAACATCAGCACGCGAAGCTTTATCTTTAGGGTCATAAGTTTTAATTTTTAACCCTGCGTCTTTCAAAACCTTAAGCGCATCTTTACGCATACCACGCGGAATTACAGCTGTATTGAATTCTTCAAATCCGACAGCACGTTGTACTTTTGCTTCAAAATAACTGGTAGGTAATGCCGCTAAATATTCAAGCAGATCATCAACAATCTGTTGTGCTTCAGGTGTCATATCGAATGCTTCATTCAGACCTTTACGACCTTCAATGATCGCATTACCAGCATCATCAGAATAACCCCATGAGCTGGTGTCATACTTGTAAAATCGTTTTAAATCGTCAAGTGCTTTTGAAAATACTTCAGCAGATTCGTCCTTAACTTTCTGCATGTCTTCTTCACTAACTATCTCGTCACGTTTAGCTTGAATTTGTGCAATTGTTTTCATCTCATTCGCGTATTTAGAGCGAACAGTTCCAGCGCCATAAAAGAACGACTCACCAGCTTGTAGTTGCTGAGTCATCTCTTTAACAACATTCTGTAGGTTATAATCTACATACTTACGGTTACCTGATGGCGTGAACCCTTTAAATATTTTCTTACCAGTGACCATTTTATTAAACTGCTCAGTAGCCCACTGTTCATATTCATTACGATTCTTTTTAACGCGAATCTTTTTAACAATATCTTCTCTTAACTTACTTGTATCGATACCACCAGTTCTACGAAAACGATCTGCTTTACTAGCAAGATCACGTAGTTTTGAATGTTTCAATGAGCCATCTTCATTGAAATACCATTCTGTCATTTTCTCAGCACGAACATCAAATCCATCTTCCGTTAATGCGTCAAGTTGCTTCTGATAATAATCAGTTGCCATCTTGATGAATTTTTCATCTTCAATTAACTCAAACTGATTCTTATCAAATTTTGCAGCTTTACGAACAGTCGGGTCAACTTTCGCTTTTTTCAGTTTTGGCTCTTTGCCTTGAAGTTTTAACCAGTGATATTCAACGGCTTCTGACCTAAGAAAATTATCAGGCCCAGTTGTATCTTCCATTGAATTGATATCAGGTTTGCTTAACTCTAAATTATCAGGATCAAGTTGTTGATAAAGTTCACTGTAAATATCTTGATCAATATCATATACAGCACGCGGTTGACGCGGTGAATAGATATCAGCATCGAATGTACGTGCTTTAGGGTCTTCAAGTAATTTAGGATCTGCTAATAACGTAACTTCACCAAAGCCGGAAAAATCTGATACGCTTGTACGGGCTATCGCAATAGATGGCGCAGCAAGCCCGCCCAAGTCTTTAGCTGATAAAATATTCTCGGCACTTAGATTATGAGCTACAAATAAATCTTGTTTTTCATCGGACTGATATAATGCCTTTGCTTCATCAAAAGTAGTAAGGTCAATTGTTTCTGTAATATATTTATCTTCAGTCGTAATAACGCCATCATGACCGTCAGCGATAATAGCTTTGCTTAACGCCTTGCCTGTTTTACCACCGTATGTTTCTGATAATTTTTCTTTCCATTTTAAATTATCGTTAGGTAGAACAATCGGATTTTTGAATGTAAGCTTGCCGCTAACAAATTGCCCTCCTTCATTAGCTATCTCTTTTGCCTTTGACTCAGATGCAATATTTATATAACGTGCAGATGGCTCAAACGCACGACCATAAGGAGCGTCTTTTTTAGGTTTTCCAAATATATCTGTTGCTGATTCTGTGTTGTGGATAAAGTAAAAACTTACAGGCTTACCTGTTTCAACAAGATCAACATCACCTTGACCTGTTAATTCAATTGGCGCAGGTTTCTTGCTGTCTTTTTTCCTACGAGCCTCAAATGCTTCTCTCGCTTTATCTTGCTCTAATATACGTGGAGTATCAGCTGAACCTTCAATATACGACCCATCAGCACGAATGAATCCACCACTTTCAACTTCGCTTAATGGGATACCGAGTTTTTGAATTTTAGCAAGCTGCGTTGCATGTACAGGTGAGTCATCTATCAACACTGTGCCATCTTTCATTTTTATAGCACCGCGACCAGTTAAACCCTCGTCGCCTTTTTGTACTATCGTGAAGCCTTCATAAGTTCTGGCATCACCTTGAAAAAAAGTCTTAACATCATCAGCTTCAGGAGGATAAATAACTTGGTCTGCTTCAAAAACAACAAAATCAACAGGGCCGTCAATTTCACGAAGGTCAAAAATAATGCCATCGTAACCTTCTGCTTGTAATGCCTCGCGATGAGCGTAAGCGTCTTCTACTGAATCAAATTCAGGTGAAGTGTCAACGGTATAAATTTTAGGGTTACGGATGTCGATATGGACTGATTCAACAACAGAACCGTATCCACTAGCGATGCTGAAGTCAGCTGATAAGTAAACACCTAGTCCTGACGTTGGATGCCCAGTAGCTTTGCCAAGCGACTCTTGATCGAAGTCTTTTTCTGTGAGTTTTTGGCTTGCGCCCCTGTGGATAATTGCTGGATTGCCGTTGCGTGTGACGCGAGTTGCTGTGCGCCAGGTGTCGTCAGCTTTCCTTCCGCTTGCAGTTGTGTAAACGTCTTCTTCGCCTTGTAATTCTCTAGGTCGAAGGGCCGCAAATTCTTCAAAGAGTTTTTGTCGTTCTTCTTCATTTGTTATTTCCTCAACTTCTATACCTTTAGTTATAGCATGTTCTGGTATTAATTCATTGATTTTCGTCTGAACTTCTGTTTTATCAATACCTAACTCAGTTAAACGAGCTTCAGCAGCCGCGATTTGAGCGTCAGCAGGCGATAACCCCTCTGTCTGATGTTTGGCAACAAGATCATCGTATATGCGGATCTCTTCATCACTCAGGCCAATTTTCTTTATACAGTCAGCATAGCTCATCGCAATTCATTACCATTGTTATTATTTCGATTAGTTCATTGTCGTCTTTTTTGATTCTATCACTATCAATCTCAGGATGCGGGTTATTAGTTCTTTGAGTCTGAAAGAAGATAAAGAACCCTGGTCCCATTGGCATATCGGTTGAAACTGGCATGATTATCCATTAGTTATCGGAGGTTCATAAAGAAATGATATTTCGCCACGCACATCTGTTACAGAATCAGAATAATCATCATTATAATAAAATTCTAACTTTCCACCATCTACCAAATAATTTGGTCTTAAGCTTAAATCTGTATCAAATGATTGCTCTGGTGATGCCTCATGGTCAATTATAACATCTGTTATCTCCAAGTCGGTATCTTCTAAAAAGACAAGAATACTTGAGTCACCATTAGGCGCTGAATCAAACCTCCATCCAATTCTAGTTATATAAATGTCTTGTGCTGACATTATCACAAACATTAAATCGGAATACGCACCTATTGCTGTTATGGGCGTAGCTTCATCAGGGGCGGTACAAGCAAACCCGCTAACATAATAATCATTTGTAAATGATGTATCTGCACCATAAACACTTACATCAGTATCAACCCATTTCAATTCTAAAAGATAATAATTCCCTTCGTTTAGGGTTTCATTTGTAGGTAATGATTTTTGGACACCGCATGAAAACTCTTCTAAATGATAAGTTCTTTTCCCGCCGTCAAGCGATAGAAAATGACTTGATGCCGAGCCTCCTATTTGTTCGTATTGCACCCCATCATCAATGCTGGTTACGCCTGACACCGGTATAGTGTCGCCCATGTCCCACCATTTTATCTCTATTTCTCCTGGTGGCGGTACAGATGCTAAATTATCAATATTTATAGTTCCACCGGTTCTTTTTAAGATTATTCTATAACCTATTTTTGTTATATCGGTAACATCTGTATCCAGCGTATTCGCTGGATTTTCTACCATTGCTTTCTCATTAACAGAGCAATCACACCATTGATTTGCCGCATCTTGAATAAGGGTAAAGCTTTTGTTATTTCCTACTGAGTCCTCTATATAAACCGCTAACTGTTGTTGAGAAAATGAATGGGAAAAATAAGTATTAAATGAACCCGTATAATCTGTAAAGTCTTGTGGGGCTGCTGTTCTTTCCCACTCATCGCCATTATTTGTAGACGGCAAAGACATGGATTTAGCCCCGCCATGAAAAATAGCAGTGTCTAATGTAGCTAAAGATCCACTAGCAATCCATACGGCCTGCAATGCTGCGTTGTCCGCATAGCTCTCGAAATTATCAATAACAACGCCACCCGCACTTTCTAATGTTATAAGTAATGCAGATATATTGTCTTTGCTTATTTTAATTATTTGATTGACTGTATTTGTAGGGGTGACAACCCCTTGAACTTCTCTTGAGCTTTCCTGCTGCTCATTCATAATTCTAGGGAAAAAATCTATTTTATTTAAGTTCCCTTTTGAAACGCTTACCGTTGATGCGTTGGCTGTTAATTTAGAATACGATAAAGGAACACCGTTAGATTGCGTTGTTTTTGTTGGCAATGGATCAGTATCAGATACTTTAGTTACAGTACCGTCTTCACCAAACGCCATTTTATAAATTGGATAAAAAATATTCCCAATCTTATCAAGGGCTATTGATATAGCATTACCTTGATCACCAGGATTTACTTTTACGCTTTCATCACTCATTAATTATCTCCGCAAGAATTATACTGCTGTTATAGCTGCGATCTTATGACCTGGCGTGACACCAACATAATAATCAACGCCAGCAAGTAGCTTTCTATAAGATGTTGTTGCAGTAGGATTTTCGCCTACCGCCACATGACCATCAGCATCTAAATGAATGCAGATGAATTTTACATTATCATGAAAAGCAACAGATTGTGCGCTAGCTGAGAACACGATCTTTTGTGGTGTTGTCACTGGCGGCTCCATCGGAATCTGCAAAGCAATACCGGCATCTTGAATAGCTTGACCGTAATTAACAGTTGGGTCGTTCTTTGCGTGTGCTACCGCTGAGTATTCGCTTATGTACATATTAGCCATGATGTTTTCCTCTTTTAAATTTAACTACCAAGATTTCCGAATGATGACATAAACCCGCTATGCTTTCCTGTTGGTGGACTGCCAATTGCTGTAAGCACATGGTCAAAGGGTTTTATCTCGCCAGTAGTGGTATCAAATAGAAACAATCCTATTGAACCTGTTGTTTGGTCGCCAGATGGAATACCCGCATCCGTAACAGAAAAGTTATCTGCCGTTGGATAACGAACTTGGTCTGTAGCGACAGGTGGAACAGCCCATCCATAAAACAAAGAACCTTCTGCGGTTGATGGAATAACCATCTCTACAATACCCCATCCTACTTTTGGATTAATAACAAAACTAGCACTCGCAGTATCAACACCATCACCTACAATAATATTTAGTGAAGGCCAATTGGTAGTCGCTAACGGCACACCTAAAGTATCAACAAGAAAAGAAGTTGAATCAGGTATCGTTACTAAATAAGGCCCATCACCAGCACCGGATTGAATCGTGCAAGTAGCAGAATATGTGCTACTTAAATCTTCAAGAGTTACTGATGATATATCACTGCCAAAATTTGAAACATAGACCTCTATATCAGTTTGTCCATCAAGAACAGGAGTATCAACTGAGATTATTGTCGCAGAGGTTCCAGCCGCATGAGTAACTTCTAAATAAGGTCTTTGATTATCTGAACTTAAAGAACCTTGAACCCTACTTACTAGGGCATCTTCCCCTGCATCGGTTCTTTCTAAATGGAACCCATTATTTGTAATAGTCCCTGCATGAATTCCTTGGATATAAGTTAGTAATGCAGCCGAGTTCAAGCTCTGATAAGTACCGACCTGATCTAAAGGTATAGTGCCTAATGCAGTATCTACCCTATCAGTGCCTGCGCCAATACCGCCGCCGGTGTTCCAATTAACGCCAGTAGAGGCTTCATTCCATGTTACTTGTGCGTTATCCCAACTAGCAAGGATCTTTCTTATAGACGCCGTTGTACTCGCAGGGGCCGTATTAAACTGATTATATACATAAAGCGTAACATCACTAATTACATCACCAGATGGTATATTAGATAGTCCGGTAAACTTCATCAAAGTATGGGTGTGATTATTAACTCCATACTTTGTAACTTGCAGGAGTGTATCGGTAGAGAAGTTACTCGTCGGCGAGCCTTGCTTAATCTGTGTATCTTCTACACCAGGAAAGGTATCAACAGTGTTTGCACCAATCGTAGAGATAGTCATTATTGCGCTCTCCAAACAAGATGGTCAAAACTCCAGCGATAGTTTTGGAAGAACTGCTTACCGGTAATCTCGCCTAGTAGGTAGTCAGAATTAATCATAACGCCACCAGCAAAAACCTTATCACCAAAATCTCTGTAGTAAGTATCGTTGTAGTGGTTATATAACCAAGAATATAAAGGCGCAATTAATAAACTCAACGCAGGAGCAAAGTTTGTCCCTGTTCCAGATATCTCTCTATCCTCATACCTGAACGCTCCATACCCTGATGATTCAGCGTCATCTGACCACATCGGCAATCCAGTATTTGGGCCTTCTTGTACAGTTGCCACTATTAAATGATTAGCGAGTGTTTTCAATGCTTCTGGGATTGTGTTGTCTGGATTGTTGCCTTCTTCAACTTCCCACTCATAATAACTAATAAGAGCCTCAGAGGTTAAACCACACATGAATGGAGAAACCCTTTCGTACTCAGGAACTCCCTGTGCAAAATCATAAGTAGTCCATTCGTAGATATGCTGCAAAGCCATTGCTACATAAAGATCAACTTTAGCTGTAACACGCGTTTCTCCAACACGTTCTGCTATTACGTGATTACCGAGTGCATACGCAGTCTCTCTTGATAACCCTGAATACCACAACTGCGGTGTACTAGCAGGGTCAGAAAATGAGGCATTATCACGGAGTAGAGTAATTCCTGCTAACGAATCTGCATCTGATGTTACTAACCAATCTCGGTACAACCCATGAGGAAACCTGTCAAAACCAGCCACTCCATAGTTGTAATACCCACAGAACTTATCTCTATAAAACAGTTTGGCGTGATCTGCGTATCCCTGCCACGGGTTTGTGTTTCCTGTGTACTCTTGAATTTTATAAAAGCCTGATGTTCCATCATAATAAACATAGCTGTAGCCTGTCCACCCAGGGAAAACCATATCAGCTTCATCGACCAGCAAAAGTGCCTCACCCCAAACCCCGCCGTATGTAGTCATATTAGACTCATACTTAGCGAATACAGTTGAATCTATTGGCAAGCCGCCAACGCCACCCCTGTCAGATGAGAAAAATGCGCCATCTAAATATGGCCGAGTCGATTGTACTTGACAGCCTGAAAAATCTGTATCTTGTACGGTAGCCATTATTAATTATCCTGTATTTCAGTACATATTAATGCTTTAATAAATCCGCGTCCATCACGTTCTGTGACTTCTATCTTAACACGCTTTGGTTTTTTTTCTTTCTCATGAATATGCACATCAAATTTTGGTGCAACAGGCTCAGATATCATCTTTTCAATAGCCATCGCAATTGGATTCATATCAGGCGCTGGTACATTAACCTGAATCACAGGCTCAATTTTTATATTGGACTCGGCTTTTTTTTCTTCTTTTTTCACAAGCTCAAGCTTCGATGTTTTCATTGTAAACAATCCAACAATTTCTGATATGAATCGAGTTTATCATCAATTTCGGTTGATAGCTCTTTAGCATTATATGTCGCCTCAGTAACATCACCAGTTTCAATAGCCTCTGATTCCATTGTTATCTCAAGATCATCAGGTATATCTTGTTGAGCAAGCACATCCTCATCAGCCGGTTGATCCAGTATCGTGCCAGCAACCTCAACATCAACATCGCCAGCCTGGACACTGAAACCCATCATCTCGAACGCTTCAGACATAGTGATATCATGACCAGCTTTTCTTGCCTTCTCAACGTAGACAGCTGCATAAGCAGGATACAAAGCAGCACTATGTCTCGCTGTTGATTCGCCCTGCATTTTTGTTTCTTTTAATTGATCCTTAACCGTGTCAAATATTCTATCGGCCTCAGTGATGGTTTCCTGCTCGACCTTGGCTCTCTTCAATAGCTCTTGTATCTCACCACGATCAGCATCATCAATCTCAGTTTGGCTTAATGTATTTGAACTTAATTTTATATGTGGACGAATCAAACCCATCCATTCTTCATTGAGTGCGACCTCACCGGCAAACTTTTTTAATGGTATTGAAATACTGATTCCTAAATCATTTAATTGATCAGTAATGTAATCAGGTGCATCAACCATTTGCTCTGCAACTTCATTCGGTATCAATACTTCTTTATCTTCACCCAATGAATTCACGAAGTCTTCAAAGTGTTCTGTTGATCGTTCATTTGTTGTGCTGGATTGAGCGAATGAAACAATAGTGTCTATTTCTTTCTGGTCTGCATTTGATTTAACAGCAACATTAGCATCGCGCTCAGTACTGTTTATTAAAGTTAATGTTTGAGTACCGACAGACATACCGAAGCCAGTACCAGTACCAGCCACAAGCCCCATTGCTGATCCTTCTGGTACACCATCAGACCAAGGCTTGCCGAGTGCTAAGTTGGTAAATATTTGTTCTTGTGCAGACTGAGGCAACTCTTCAAGCACACCTTCTTTGAATGTTGTTTTAGCTATTTCTTTTCCAGCTGCTAAGAATTCCTTTTTTGCACCACTACCAAGAGAAGCCAATACAAGACTAACTTCTGCATCAGGAATAAGCTTTGATGACAGCAAGCCAATTAACGTGGTAGTTAAACCAGCAATAGTAGCTGGTAATATTGACTCAGTGTATTCCTTTCCTTTCCCTCGTGCAGTCTCTTGAATCTGACCAGCAACCATTGCGCCTTCTGATGCAGATGACGCTACAGTTAATTTTGCTATAGCATCGGCACTGGTTAAAAGTTTTGTTGCAGCTGGCGTACCTGCTTCAACACCGGCACTCAATAGCATCTCACTCGCTACTTTTTTAACAGCAGCAGCGGCCCCGATCATCATAGGTGTTGATTCAACAATAGTACCAAGAGCAGTTTCAGGTTCTTCAGCTAACGCTTCTAACGTTCCAAAAAAACCTTTTGCTTTAGCGACTTTTATATCAGCTTCTTTTCTTTCTTCACTATAAAATTTAGATAAAAACTTTTTTGTTTTTTCTGGTTCATAACCAAGAATTTCAGCAGCATGACCAAACCGATTTATAGTAACAATATCAAGCAAACCAACAATCGATTGACCAAGACCGACAACACCCTTACCAAGATCAACAGATGTATCAATACCGAATTCACCCCATGTTCGATCATGAGCAGTCGTTGTATCTTCCATGCCCTTTAGGATATCAAGATCATCAATCGCAATCGACGCATTGGTTTTATCAGTCAACCAGCTGGATGTTTTAGGGTGTAATTTTTTTAAGCTTTCAATATTAATTAAGTCTAGTTTTTTAGACCGATCAATCTGAGGTTTATTTGCCTGATAGGTTTCATTTGATATCGGCATACCAAGAGACTCAGCAGCCTTGTCAGGATCATTCATCGTGGCAAGATTTAGCGACTCACTCAGATCAGGTTCGCCGCGCAAAACATCCAGTGATTTTATGTCATCATCACTCAGCATTAGGTCTTCCCTTTAGCTTATCGAAAACTTGCATGAACTGACCCATATCTGGCTGAACACCTTTCCCCTTAAAGTATTCTTCAGCATCATTATAAGCTTTTTTGTTTTCTTCTTTCGCAGATTTAAGAACAAACTTCTGTTCTTCTTCTTCCATCTTAAATGTTGGTGTTGGATCACGACCCATAAACCAGCCAGTTGTTCCATACTCCATTATTTTTCTGTCTATCTCGTTATTGATTGCTTTATCATCAGGGTATTGTTTTTCTTTTTCCTGATAATCAAATACCCACTCAGAGACAGATTCTTTTAACTCACCTCTTTTCTCTTTACTATAACCAGGCACTTTATTATTTATTGTTTCAGTTAAAGTAAACGGAGCTTTGTGTTCAGGCACTACGCCCTCGACAGATGTCTTTGACCATTGCTTCAATTGAGCGTCACTTAATTCGTGAGCGTTATCTCGGAAATACTGACGAAGATCCTGAAAATTCTTAGACCGATACAATGCGTTCATTGTGTCATCATGAATTACGTTATAAGGCGTTTTAGATTTAGCAACAGAATTAGCTTGAGCCGCAAATAAACTGTTTTGCTGTTTAGGACTCATGCGCTCAAGCTCTTCCCTTGGGATATCCTTGACCATCATTTCACCAGCTCTAACAGGTAAGAAATAATCGCTATGTAGTTTATCTCTGCCTTCAGCAATTCCTTTTTCTCGCTTATTGAAATCATAATCAAAACGAGCTTCAACTTCTTTTCTCAAAGCAGGATCTTTCCCGTATTTCTTTTCTATTTTATCCATCACTTCAATACGATCAACATCAGGATCAGTCATGTATTCATCAACTTGAGTTTGGGCCTTGCCTTCCCTCAATTCACTTTCAGCAGCGCGGTTAAGCTCTGCGAAAACATCAGGTGGCAAATTCTTTTTAACAGTTGGATTCTTTAACGCTTCAAGTCTTTTTTCTGGTGGCTGTGCTTTTATGTACCCCTTAGTCAAACTGTCTTTAAATGACTTATTCATTTTCGCGGCTTCTTCAGCACTAATATGACCAAGATCAACGTGTGACTGAATAAGATCACCAGCCATCGTACCAGCGCCACCAATATCACCTGATAAAATAGCAGCATCTCGTTGAGTAGTTAACCGCGTAGATAGTCCGCCTCTTTCAAATGACCGCTCTTTACCCCAAGCAATATCGTTTACTTTTTCTGTTGCCATCGCTACTTTTGGTTTAAAGCTGTTTAAGAATTTTTCTCGTGTAGCAGCATCAGTTATGTTTGCAGCAATCTCGCCCATTTTTTTTGTTGTATTACCAGTGAATCTATTTTCAATAGTTTTGTAGTCTGGATCTTCATCATAAGCAGCTGACTCACCAATGATAAACGTACTCATGTCAGAGTTTGCTTTTGCTAGTTGATTGTTGTTTTGACGCTGACCATAACTATAAGCAGCTTCTGCCACATCAGCCAAGCCCTTGCCTATATTTGCGCCAGCTCCTTTTGTGCTGATGACCCCGCTTACTTCAGGGATCTTACGCACCAATGATCGAGCTGTTTTTATTTTTGGCATCTTATTTATCCATTAACCTTATTCATTACTGCATCACATTTACGGCATTCTTGATATTCGTGATGCACCACTTAAGACTGTACTAAGAGTTTGCATTTGAGCGGCTTCTTGCGCTCTCTCACCTTCATAAATAGATATGTCTGCTGCTGTCTCACCTTCATACAGAGCAGCCAACGCATTGTACTCAGCTTCAGATTGAATTTTACCAATAGTAGATATAGCACCAGGATCACTAGCAGAACCACCACCAGCTGCCATTGCCGCCCTTGCATCAGATGTAACAATATCACCAGCACGTTTAGCTGCACCGGCCTTTCTTGTGCCAGCAGCTGTTTGTGTCTTGGCTCTAAATTCAGCGGCTTGTTGAGCTGCCTCACCTTGTTGTATAGAGGCGCTTGCACTGATCATTGTTGCGCCGACCATTAACGGTATTGCGGCTGCACCCATCTGTAAATCCTCTCTTTATAATGTTCAAAACCAATGTACTCTAAAAAACCACCGGCATTCACTTCTTTTTCACTAGCCCCTGCATAAACAGGATAATCATATTGATTCAAAACCTTTCTAAATTCTCTCGCAGCCAACACTAATAATTTTGGCCGCTTCCTCAATTCATCTGTTATCTCACTGAAAGCCTGTAATTGAGCAGCATGAAGAACGCCACCTATACCAATCACCTCGCCATCAATCTCAACAACGATTCCCCTGAATGATTCTTTATAGGGTTCACCGCGCCAAGCGATTATATCATCTCTGTTAGCAGCTCGTATCACGCTGAACGATCACCTTCTATATCGTAAGTTAACGCCAGTATAGTGCAAGGGCCAGTCGCTTGCATATGAATACGTGGATCAACCTCAGTATCACCATCATAATCAAATGGTCTTTCGCTGTAATCACTGATGGTAGCCGTCATATCAACAACTTTGCCGTCTTCAATTAATGGCAATGGTTTCATGTCTGCATTAGTCGGCCCTATCTTTAATGACCCAGGCCAGTAATCCATTAACACCAGTCCCGTATCAACGACTCGCTTAAGCTCAGTTAATACTGAATACTTATCATAGTTATCTAATTTGTTTGAAATATAATCAGCCGTATAACGAAGACCAACAATCACATTAGTCCATGCAGCACTGACGGTAATTGAGCCACTAGCAACAACCTGTGATTCCCTGTCTTGACCATCAGCCCATACACCAACACTAAAACCTTCCAGATGACCAAGACCGGTTATGGTTGTGCCCGGTGACGTGTATCGAAGAAAACTATCAAACGTTTCTGATACATCACCACCAACGCAGTTAATATATTTAGCCATCTTTTCTAAGTATTTATCACCATCACGATTAACCACCAGATAAATAACATCTTCATTCTGACTTGGTAAAACAATGATATCTTCTATAACAAAAGTGCCTTGGTCGCTCATAGATAAACGACTCCATCCTGCAACCTCTTCAGCTTGATCAACCGTGTACACGGCCATGCTTCCATCATTCAGCAGCGCATATATTCTGCTTTCTGGTTGCTTTACAACAGCAAGCCTTTTAATGCCAACGGCGCATATTTTTTGATTCAATAAGTTTGCATCGGTTGTCACAAACTTTTCACTAGCTGATGTATTTTCCAATGAATAAATCTTAACACCTGATCGCTGAACAAAATAAATAACGTTGTCATCTTTTACCGCATCAATATTTGATGACCCTTGGTTTGATCCGCTCTTTAGATTCGCATTATTTTGAGATAACACTTCACCATATGAACTTGATCGCAGAGCTTTTTCAGAGCCAGCTGTTCCAATAATTAATTGACCGGCTTCTTTTATCCACTTAATACCATCGACTGGCCCCGATCCAATTGTACGCAATATGGAAGCAGAGTCACCCTCGATACCACGATCAAATGAATAGTAAGCATCAGATACTGATCCCCATGTCGCCTGGTCACCACCAAAGAATAAACGACCCTCGGCTATATCAACAGTAGATGGGAATCCTTTGTTTGAAGACCATGAACCTTGATACCAATCTCGTGTTGCATCAATGCCACCAAATTCTTGTAGTACCTGTGCATACATCTCTGTCGTGCTTTTATAACCAGTTAATCGACAAACGCCTTCTATCGATCCAGCGGCATATAAAAGATCAAGAGATAAGGTTTCAAGCCCAGGATTTTCACCCGCTTTAACAAAAAGACGATAATAAAATATTGAATTATCAAACTCATCGTCATGAGTTGTTGTCGTATCAACAGTATAAGCCGCGACATCAACCCAACTCGAATCATCAGCAGATCGCTGAAGCGTCACTGTTGCTGTTGTGATACCAGACACAAAAAGTTTAAATACTCGCGTTTCACCAACACCAACAACTCTGATTGAGTTAGTGCCAGCACCAGTATCAACAGAGATCGATGCACTTACCTTTTGGCCCGATGATAATATCTTGACCAATGAATTCACATCTCCAGCATCAAAAAGATCCTCTGAAGAAGTGACAATAATATCGCCGCTTAACGCGCTAGGTGACAGCGTTATGCTGGTGTTATTAATTGATTCAAACGGGCCATCATATGGCGAGTAATCAACAACTGACCAAGACTTATCGCCTCTATGCTCAACAGCAAATAAACGCCAATCAGTGGTTGGTACAATTTCTTGGAAAGCAAAGAAAACAACATCACCTGATTGAACAAGCCGCAAGGTTTCAATTCTATCCTGACCAAGCAATGTATCTAAACTTATATTCTGGCCGCTTGTTAAGAAGCTCATAGAAGTTATAACAGAGTGATATTTTTTGGTTGTTTCAATCGTAACAGTTGGCGATGACGTTGGTGTAAAAGTTAAAATATGAGTTCCTACTTTTAACGTGCCTTTAAAGATATCTGTTGACCCAACGCCGGATGTTCCAATCTTAGCAGCAACTGGAGCATCTTTGATTGATATCTTAAGTGAATGTTCAACAGCTGTTTCAAATGAACCAAAATTTTGATAAGCAACGGCATTAGAAAAACCATCGCCTGTTAGTCGTAACAAACCACCTTCGCTATCAAGAAACGCGGAACCAGTAGATGCGTCATTCCATCCTGTGAAGCTTGGCGTTACTGTTGATGTTACCGTGTTCGCTTCAACCGGCACATCATTGACAATGAATTCAAGTTTATCATTATAAAAATCAAGGATTGCCGTGTCATCTATTGCCGCAATAAATGGAATAAGATAATGATCATAAGTATTATCTAGCTCTACAACGTATTCAGTTCCTGGTCGGTAAATCATACTACCTAATCGAGATGGTATAAAATTTGACATCAGAGATGCAGAGCTATTGATTCTTTTTACATCACTACGAACCAATGCCTTTTGATCAACCTCACCACGATTAAAATGATTCGCTGTACCTCTAGGCATTACGGTCTCCCATTGTAGCGACCCGTGTATCTTGAACCGGCCCACTTACCACCGGACAACACGCGAGGCGGGGATGCCATCGTATCAATTGATTTTGCTGTCTCTTCGCGCTCTTCATAAATCTCTCTCGCCATCTTAAGATCAGCGCCTTCTGATTTTAAACTACCGGCAGCATCAGCTGCCATTCTTGCGCCAACTAATCGCTGAAAGTGCATAGGCCATAATGTGATGTCAGTTAAAAAATCTGTGCTGATAAACTTCACATAAATTTCATCTTCATCAGTAAATATTTTGTCACCCTCATCAGTATATAACTTCAATGGGTTACGCATATATTCGTCATAAAAGTAACCATCAATGCGGTGCATTTTAGGTGGGTATGCGTGCGCCCTTTTAAATCCCCATGACGGCTCAACAGATGGATCGTAAATGCTTTTTGTTGACTGCGTGGCAAACGTCCAGCCAGTTATTTCAAGCAACGCTTTAACGACACCGCTATTCAATGCGTGATCTAATTTAGCTCTTCTGTTGGAGTCATCATTATTCGATGTGATTTCTGGTAGACCCATGATCAGCAATGCATCGTTATAAACTGCACGCCACTCATTGGTCATTGTTACTGTTGATGCTGAAGACCTTTTTGTTGGCTCCCGATCTTTATCCATCTCGATAGATGATTTGATCCGGTCAACGAATTTAGCGTCAGCTTGCTCTGTTTGTTTTGGAGCAATGTGTACACTTATTTCTCGTGCTAAGAAACTGGATACGACTTGTGCGAACGATGGCGACCAGTATGTGAAGACAGTTACAGCATCATCAGATACATAACGCAAATAGATTGTTGCGTGTTCACAAGCAAGGGTATTGCCTTCAATGATGTATCTCTCAATTTCTTCATCTAATACTGCATCACTGTAGACACCGATAAGAGAAAGATAATCAGCTGGTAATGTGAAAACATTATCAAGATCATGGCCCGAACTAGTAGTGGAAGAAGAATCAGTGATCGTTTTTCTAGCAAAGACCGGCTTTACAATCTCAAGACAATAAGCAATTGCATCAAGATCATAAGCCGCATCAAGAGCATATCGAGATGGTCTGTCTTCCGTTAGGTTATCTAGGGTACGCTGACCGATAAGAGTCAGTGCATTGTTGTACAGTGACAGCTTATCGATAGCCATGATTTTATCGTCCTAGTGCTTTTTCGTAATCAGCGAGTTCTTTTAAGGCTTCCGCTTGTTTCGAGATACCTTCTTTAATTATCTCGCCAGTTGATTTTTTAGAGATGCACCATTTTTTCTTACCGCGCATCTTAACTTCAAAATCACTTTCTTTTTCTGCAAGATCATCATCAACAGGATCAAGTTCTTTGAACTGAATGATTTTTAATTTAACAGTTGTTCCCTGCTTAAACGTACAAATGCCATAAGCAACAAACGACATATCTTCAGCTAGGCAACGAATCTCATCGCCCATATCTATTTTGTTGGCGCAGTTAACCCAAAGATCAGGGTCTTCCAAAGAGTTTATATACTCTGGATTCACTACCGCATCAAACCGTCGTGCTTTATGCTCAAGTAAACCGAAATTACTTGGTCGCAAAGGATCAACTTTTATATTCTTGTCTTTATTAGACATAGCTTTTCACCTCGTTAATGGAAAGAAAGCACCGGCCCCAAAATGAAGCCGGTGAAGACGGTTACTGATTAACTAAGTGCTACAGCACCAGTATTTTGAATGATGACACCATCACCAGAATCGTCAATGAATACAATCAATTGTTCACCTGGCGCATTAAGAGTGGCGATAGTGCTTGAGCCATCAAATGTTCCAGAGGTCAATGTGACTGTATGTGCAGCTGTACCAGATGCGCTCGTATCTTTAATGATAAATAAACCAGCATGTGCGAGAGCGTCTGCAATAGTTGCAGCAACAACGACAGTGGCATGATTTACTTCAAGAATTGAAACACCTGGAGTCACAGCACCAGAGGCAGTTAGCTCTTGAGTTTCATTAATAGATAACGAAGCAGCACCATCTTCAGTTACAGTTGTAACAGTGCAGCTTGATACTTTTGTGTTAGTGCTATCAATAACAATAACAACATCACCAACTTTCAAGCCAAGATCAAAGCCGTCTGAAATATAATCAGCAGCTAAGGCATCACCAAGAGTGTCGGTTGATTTATAAATCCAAATAGCACCACCATCAGCGCCTACACGCTGTGATATAAGTGCCACTGGAGCAGATGTAGAATAAGCCATTTTTAATCTCCTTGATTAAAGTGAGCTTGTTATGCAGCTGAAACACCAGCCACATAACTACTATGTATTAACTCAATGCTGAATCATCATGCAGCATCTTAACGACACCACTATTCTGAAGAAGCTTTGAACCCATATAAGTAGAGCAACGCGCCCATGACTTATCGTTTTTGTCGTCGTAACCAACGAAGGTTTGCAAGTTCTCAACATCACATGCATGACCAATTGCAGCCTTTGCATACATGAAGCATGAAGCACTTGCAGTACCGACACCAGGCAAACCACCATCAACGATCCAGTTCACACCATACCAGTTAAAGGCTAGAGATTTACTCGTGCCTTCAAATGGTTTTTGATTGATGTAATCGGCAGAGGTGAATACTGACAAGCTCATCATGTAGCCGTAGAACGCTGGTGTGATTAATGCATATGGCTCTTCATCAAGAGCAAAAGCATTACCCAATTTGGTTTTTGCTTTACTGATAAGTAACAAAGTTACAACAGCAGCAGCACCCCAGGTTACAGTCGCGTTACCAAGAGCAGCATGAATGTCGTCATCGATCTTACGATTGATAACCGTCATTGATGTTTCCTGCATGATACGACGACCTTCACCTTGCGATGCAAAGATGTTGAACTTAGTTCGTTCAGGTACGTCATGCCATTCTTTCAAAGTAGCACTAAATTGATTTAAGTTGTCAGCACGAGTTGGAATGTCGCCATTCAAACCACGAGTAACGGCTGTTGCGCCACCAGAATCAGCAACCAAGAAGACGGCAGTATTACCATCAATCTCGCTTTCTACTGTTACTGTTTTACGCGCTAATGATTCCCGTTTTTCAAAACCAGCAATGGTTTCGTCACGGAACATTGTCTGAAACGCACTATCGCTCATCAGAGTATCCTCAAGTAAGGTTAAGTAAAAATTAAAACACTTTACCGTCTTTAGAGTTAGCCATCTGATGGTTTGATGCGGGTTAGCCTTGCGGGGCCGCTACGCCTTCATTCAGGGGTCTTATTCGGTGTATGAGATGATTTAGCCATATTGATAATGTTATGTCAATAAAAAAGCCCGTTAATTGGAACGGGCTTTCTTGGAGTAATTAAGTTTTGTGGTTATATAATACCAATGCCAATTGAGTCACCCCCAAAGACTCGACTGTTTTTAAGCAGCGATATGGCATTAAATGAGGGATAGCTTTCTTGTTTTTTATCTGTATTAATGGTCGCTTTTTCATCAGAACCAAGCAGTCGTTCAAAGTTTGCGTTGGTTTGTGTGTTGTCTCCAATAGGCTTGGCGTGGCAACTAAAACAAGCTGAATCAGCCTTGTCTGCCAATATTCCAGCAGCTTGCACTGTCGGAAAGCTAACCATTAAGCACATCATACAGAGTGCAAAAAATAACTTATACATCGAGTTCTCCCTTTCGTTGTTGTTAATATAAAATTGACAGATCAGTTATACCTGATTAGTTATTCGCCATCAACACTATCTTCAGTGCTAGATTCGATATCAGAATCAACTTCTACTTCATTAATAGACTCTGCATCAGTGTCGGCTGCTTCATCAATATCACTTTCATTAATCTCGCCAACTTCAACTTGATCGGCTGGATCAACAGCTTCAGTATCAGAGACTTCAGTATCAGAGACTTCGGTTTCATTTTCTTTTACTTCATCAGAAGGAAAAGATAGATTTTGATTATAGAACTCGCCAGGCTCACGAAGACTATTCTCAGCACAAAAACGACTTATAAGATCTACAACTGGAGAACAATCATTTGATGAACTCATGATTGTTTCTTCTTCTCGTGTCGTTAACCAACCACAAAAACCAAACAACGCTTCACTACCGCTTAATAAATCTGTATTCTCGGTATCGTTAGCCTCAACAACACCAACTTCTTTAATCTCTCCATAAATCGATTTAAACAACAAAGGACGCATACACTGATCATCGAAATAATAATCACCAGACTTAGGTTCGTTTAACGCTATCCATTCATGACTCACATGGATCTCATTGCCATCAGTCGTTGTGATACAGCAGTTATCGATAGACTCGATGATGACAGCATTGATAGATCTCTTTAAATTATAAAGTGACATAATAAATTCCTTACTTTGATTTGATTAAATTAATAGAAGCCATCCTTGGCGTGGTGCAATCCTACCGGCTCAGGGTTCTTATTTATTCATACTCATGTTTTCTTTTGCTGTAAGCAACGCCACGTATCGAGCTTGGCCTTCTTTATCCTTAGACCATTCAGATGTACCCATTTTGGCTTTCAATGAAGCGAGTTCACTGTTGATATCAGCAACAGGGTTACTTGAGTTAGGAACAACAGTAGCAGATGGGTTTATCTTTCTGGCCCAATCAGCCATCGCAATCATCATTTCAGGGCTATTAAATATAGCTTTACCGTTGAGAAGTCGTGCATTTTCAAATTGTTCCTTGACTGATTCAGGTAACAACGCAACCAAACCGGATACCATGTTGACGTTGGCGGTTAGATCACCACCCCAGGTATCTTTTAGCTGTTGGTTTGTTGTCTGGTGATCAATACCATCTTGAGTCAGGCGTTGATCAGCTTCAGCCTGACGACCAGACAGCATTGCGTTAGTCATTTGACTCATGACTTCAGATGAAACATTTGAGGCATGAGCTATCTCATAGATACCGCCCATGATTTTTTCATCACCTTTACCAAGCACAAGACCTTCATCAAGCGTTAACTGATAATCAGCAGCGGTAGCAGGAACACCATTCGCTTCACGGTAATCAGCAATCTGTTCTTCGGTTGCATTTTCAGGAAGACCATTACTAATTTCACCAGTTCGGATTTTCTCTTGGGCTGATAGATAATTTTTAGTGAAAACACCCATATCTGAAACGCGATCAAGTTGTTTCATTGCCTTAGTATAATCATCAGAGTCTTCAGCATAGCCCATACTGGTTACAGCTTGTTTGCGCCAATCTTCAGGCATTGTGCCAAAGTAATTTGATGCAGCACCATCACCATTGTCACCGGACGCAGCACCTGATGCAGATCCATCACCAGCGTCACCAGATGCAGCGCCGGAATCACCAGCCGCGCCAGCATCGCCAGATCCATCACCACCAGCGCCTGCGTCACCACCGGATGCACCAGCATCACCACCAGCATCACCACCGCCACCGCCGTCACCAGCATCAATTGAATTGATAAACAAGTGACCGAATTGACCCATACCTAACCGTCTATTTCTATTTCTGAATTTCATTATTATTTTCCTCTTGTATCAATTGCCCTATCGGGATTTTCAGGTACTTCAAAAGTTGCTGACCAACGAAAGCGCGGCCAGATATAAAAGTTGATTGATCGTGTGAATCAGGTATGTAGCATAGATCATGAGAACGACTGAAATCATTAATGATAGCCTTGAGAACAAGTCCTTGTTGATGTGCATCAGCCTCTCCTTTGCCTAGTGCTTTGATGGCTTCGATTTCTTTTTTGCTCATCTTCCTGCACATGAAGCATGGTGGTGTTTGATCGTCCATCACTGACCACCACCGATATCAAGAAGACCAGACTCAACTGCCATTTGTGCTGCTTGAGCAACCTGTTTGTCTTGTCTCTTCTGTTCAACTACTTCAGGAAGCTGTTTCCAGCTTTCAGGTGCGCCCGATCCACTCATTGCATCACGTGACGCTTGATCCATATTTATATTATCACCAGCATTTGGGTCAATCTCCATCGCTTGTTTAACCACACCGATAACCTGTTGGAATTGAGTCACTTTCTTCTCTTCCTCTGATTCGCTTAATGGCGATATGAATTCAAACTTAACATCTTTATCAAGTAATGATTCAGGAATATCTTGAGGTGATCCCAAGAACCCATGACTCATAGCGATATCAAAAGCCAATTCGCAAAGCTGACCATTGTATTCTGATTCAATAGGCGAAAATAACGGAAGGTTCTCACGCCTGTATTGTTTCATTCGTTCAGAAACTTCATACGCTGTCATCTCGCGGCCTGTATCTGGCAAAGTCAGTTTATTGGTATAGAACGCAGACTTCAATGTTTCAGCAATACGTTCTTGAATAGCGACACCAATCGGGAAGCCCCCACGATCTTGAGCCATAGGACGCAGAGCTGCACCCATTTTCTCATCATATTTCTCATCGACCCAAGTGATACCATCAGCTGATAAATCAACATCTGATCGAATGACTTTCTCGGTTGCTATGATAGGTGGTCGCGCATATCTCTCACCGGCTTCAAGCAGTGTGTGCTGAATTTGTTGAGCTGATCGTGCATCAGGAAGACCAGCAACAGTAGCGGGTGAATAAGCAAATGGTGATCCAGGTACTGTCTTGAATCTTGGAACCACGTAATATTTATTATTAAGACCTTTTATTTCAATCTCAACATTATTGGTCATGTCAATGAAGATCGAAACATACGGATAGTTATCAGTGATTTCATCATCACCGTACATATCGGACGGTATAACCATATGACGAACTTCAGCCTCTTTCATCAGGTCTTTGCCTTTTGCCTCACCGATATCTTTGTGAACATTATCCTTACCAAAATATTTAATCATGTCGCGATAGGTTGGTGTCCATTTTCTAACAACACCACCGACCTGACCTGTTTCATCATCGAACCATGAGCAATCTTTTAAATGCCAGCACCGGAATAGTAAGCCGTCCTTATCTTTGTTTGGTTCAACAGAAATAACGGTATTACCGAATGTAACAAAATCATGATCGCCTTCTTTTGTTGCTCTAACAAAATTAGCTGATCGGACATTGATAAGATCCATCAATCGTTTGGAGGCCCACTGCAACCACATTGCACCGATTTGATCCGGTACGCCATCGATACCCATCTCAAACCATTTACCATCACGAAGCATGGCGCTCAATGAATCACCAAGATCACGCCTAACTAAAATAGGATATGAGTCAACCAGCATATCAGCCAGCTCTGCACCTATGTTTCTAGCGATGGTAAAGTCAGCTCTTTCAGGATAGAAGTTATCAGCCAGTGTCTGGTATAAGCTCATCATCGGCTGATGATTCTGAAGAGTGGTACTTGCTAAACTTTTTAGTTCACTGACATCAAGCTTCATGGTCTTATCCTAATTTACTGTCATTAGTGAGCATTGTACCAGCGCGACCACCACCGGCGTACTTTCTTTGCGCCTCTCTTTCAGCGGCTGTTCTTGCTGTTAAATCATCGGGCGTTGGTGCTTCAATAGCTTCAGGTATAGGTTCTGGCCCTGTAAGCATTGTGTTTATTGCACCACCTATACCACCTAACATACCATGTGCTGCGTCCATAACTAATACCTTCTTTTGTTGTGTGAGTTTTCATATCTTACTGCGGATCTTTCTCTTGTCTTAACCCCTGGCGGCTTCCAGTTTTGTGATTCGGCTGTCTTGGTCATGCCTGGAAACAACTCAGTCATTCCCCAAACTGCACTATCAGCTCTGTCAGGTGACGTTATCCCTTGATAGCCTGATTGTGTCATAGAACACATCTGGTCTTCAACCTCTGGGAAATAACCAACATGATGAATGCGCTCGCGTTCATACAATGCCGCTATCGGTTCTGCCCTGACAACCTTACCACGGGAGGCATGAACATCTTTGTAATTCACATCAGAATCAACGGCATGAATGACAGCCCGAACCATGTCACCACCAAAATTAGACTCTCCAACAATAGCATCAGCCATATGCCTCTTATAAGCATCAACAGCTATCTGCCCCCACTTTTCAGGCTTGTATTTACCGGAAAGATCCTCAAGTAAATAACCTTTACCATCAGTACCTAACGCACAAACAGTGATACCTATCTCATCAGATCTTGAATCAATATCACCATTGCAACCACTTGGATCAACAGCAACAACGACACGCAGCCAATCAGGGAGCGTGCCTTCTTGACCAAGAACCCTGTTTTGAGCAAGCAACTCTTCTGTCCACAATGCGCCATCGCTATCATCGGAGAATTCACCCTCTTTGAATCGTCTTCTCGCCATCTCAGGTAAATCATTTAATTCATTGATGTATTCAGGATCAAGATTCTCGATGTTGTCAATTGGATTGATTTTATAATAAGAAAAGTTGAATGGTCTGTTGACGAGGTGTTTTGTTAAAGGATCTTTCTTTTCAATGAATAACCGATAAACCCAATGATTTTTTGAACTCGGATTAAGATCATAATACGCTTTCAGTTTTAAGTTCTCTGTCTTCTGTGCCAATCGAGACATTGCCAGTACGCGAGAGGCCCAAGGTATTTGGCTTGTCTCATTCAGGTAGATCGTCGCGTACTCTTGGCCCAATATTTTTTCTGTCCGTTCCTTGTCATCAAGACCACCAAACCAGATTTCAGATCCGTTCGGTAATGTTAGAAACCAATCTGTTTTGTTTAATGTGCATCGCTCAAGCAGTCCAGGCCAACATAATGCGAATACTTTGGGTAACGTGTCGTAAATGATTGATGCTTTAATAGCGTTGAATCTAAACCGGAAAACAGCATGGCGAGAGTTGGGTGATTTCAATGCACGAACTATTACCATTCGTAATAGCAAGAATGTTTTGCCAGATCGTGAACCACC